GTGTTCTCCACCATACATCCTCCTTCTTTTTTTTCCCCCCCCCCCTCTCTTTGGCAGTAATTTTTTTTCCCCCCCCCCCCCCCCCCCCCCCCCACCCCCTATGAATAATTGCAGGATAAATTTATACAGTCCGAAGTACCCACCCCCTTGCTTAATTTCGATTTCTGCAAAATTTATGTATATAGTTACCCAAAGTTTTCCTTCGAGACTCCCACATGGCCGAGAAATACTCCAAAGAACACTTCGAACTTGAGAAAGAAAAGTTACGTATGCAGCAAGAAGAGCGCAAAGCCAAAGCTGAACGAGTACGTAGCGTTGCAGAACTCGATCCTCAAGTCCGCAAGTTCTGTATCAAGATCGCAGAAGGCAAATCCCCAAGTGATGCAGCACTTCTTGCTGGATATGAAGAACCGGGACTTGCAGCCAAACAACTCATGCGCCGTCCGGGCGTAAAAAGAGCGCTCAACGGCATGATTCAACGAACTATGGAGATATCTGAGGTCACTCGGGAGGAAGTTATCGAGGGCTTCAAGGATGCTATCAGTATCGCCCGGCAACAATCCGACGCAGCCCCTATGATTGCTGGTTGGAGAGAGATTGGGAAGATGCTTGGGATGTATGAAACCAAGGTTAAAGTTGAAGTAACCGGTGGCGGCACGGAAATTGAGCGTCAACTCAAAGGAATGTCAGATGCAGACCTGTTGGCGTTGATCGCCAAGCGCAGTTCACTGCTTGAAGAAGCCATTGACGGCGAATTTGAGGAGGTTGGTGATGGCGACGACACCGAAGAAGCGTGAACCCATGACTCCCGAGCGCCGGGAGCAGCTGTTGGCTGAAAAACGAGCCAAGGCAGCAGCAAAGAAGAAGGTTCCGGTAGGTGTACCCGTCACATCAGCCAAGATTGATGATAAGCGTGAGGAAGAAGGGCGTTTCGGTCTTGATGTTGTAGTGGAGTATGAGAACGGAAAACGCGCAAAGATCGCCAAGAACAGCTTGGAATACAAGATTCTGGCTGCAGAGCGCGTACTTGCCCAGCGTGCCTTGGCCAGACGCCGGTTCCTGCCGTTTATCCAGCACTTCGCGCCTCAGTACAAGGTCGGTTGGTGCCACGAACTGCTTGCTTCGAAGCTGGAAAAGTTCGTGGAAGACTGCCACAAAGGCTTATCGCCACGTCTGATGGTCACTTTCCCACCGCGACATGGGAAATCAGAGCAGACCAGCCGGAAGCTGCCTGCTTTCGCGCTTGGACACTACCCCTATATGGAGATTATCCTTGCGTCGTACGGTATTACGCTGGCTGAGGGCTTCAGTAAGCACGTTATCGGGTTGTTGAGAGACCCTGAGTATCAAGAACTGTTCCCCAAGACCAAGCTGCACCCTATGGACCAAGCCATGAGTGGCTGGCGTACCACGGCAAACGGCGGTATGAAGCCCGCTGGTGTGGGTGTGGGTGTGACGGGTATGGGCGCACACATGCTGATCATCGACGACCCGTTCAAGGACAGACAGGACGCGGACTCCGACACCGTACGGAATACGACTTGGGACTGGTACACTGACGTAGCACAGACCCGTCTGGCACCGGGCGGTGGTGTGTTGGTGATTAACACCCGCTGGCATGATGATGACCTGTCCGGCCGACTGCTGGCTCTGATGAATGATGAGGAACGTGACCAGACCTACATCGACCAGTGGGACTTGGTGAACTTCGCTGCTCTGGCCACTGACGATGAGTACATCACCCTCGACAACCGGCTGGTCAACGAGCCAGAACCGGGCGCTCGGCTGGTACGTCAGCAGGGTGACGCGCTGCACCCTGACCGCTACCCCCGTGAGCTGCTGCTACGGATGAAGGCGAACATGCACCCACGTAGCTGGAACGCGCTCTTCCAGCAGAAACCGGTGCCTGACGATGGTGAGTTCTTCTGCCGTGACCAGATAATCGAGTACGATCCGGGGCATGGACGAGCTGACGGTACGGCCTACATTGCGTGTGACTTCGCCATATCCGAGAAGACTCAGGCTGACTGGACTGTAGTGGCGGTAGGTCTACACATGCCCAACGACACCATACACATCGACGACATCATACGTTTCAGGAGTGGTGACGCATTCAGGATCGTTGACACGCTGCTTACTGTGTTCAAGCGCTACGAGGTCAACAACCCCGTGCTTGGGGTGGAGGATGGTCAGATTTGGAAGTCGATATCGGCTCTGTTCTTTGCTGAAGCCCGGAAGCGACACATATACCCTAACGTAGAGCTATTGAAGCCGCTGACTGACAAACGTGCTCGGGCAAGGCCGCTGCAAGGCCGGATGCAGATGCACATGGTCACGTTCTCCAAGAACGCAGCATGGCTTGACAAGACATCCGAGGAAATGCTTAGGTTCCCTACCGGCGTCCATGATGATATTGTGGACGCACTGGCATGGATGGTGCAGCTGGTCATCACCAAGCAGCCTCCTATCCCCCTCACCGAGCGCCGGAAGAAAGCGAACTATGGTGTTAAAACAACACAACAGCTTATACTTGAACAATTGCTCAAGCAGGATCGGGGCGAAGGGTACATGTCTGCTTAGGAGAACATAGATGGCGTCGGACAAAGCACTGAAGAAAGTCAGTAAGACTAAGCTGGCTGAGCAGACATGGAACCGGTATGAATACCTACGTGACCACGGCTTCACTGAGTACTTACTGCTCAGTGACAAGTGTGGACGCTTCTGGTTCGGCAACCAGTGGGACGAAGAGACAGTAGCGAAGCTCGACCGCCAGCGCCGTCCGCACGTAACCATGAACTTTGTGCTTACAACTACCGACACTATGCTCGGTGAGCAGATTAACAACCGCAACGAAGTACGATATCGCCCGCGCTACGGTAAGAATGCTGACAAGACCTCTGACGTACTCAACAAAGTGTTCAAACATATCTCCCAAGGGAACAACCTCACTTGGGTGCGCTCAGACGTGTTCGAAGACGGTCTGATCACCGGTCGCGGTTTCTATGAGGTCAAACTCGGATTCGATGACAATATGCTGGGCGAAGTGCGAGTCACCCGCCTGAACCCCAAGAACGTCATGATCGACGCCGACGCCACTGAGTATGACCCAGACACTTGGAACGACGTCGGCGTGACTCGCTGGCTGACTATCGACGATGTTGAAATTCTGTACGGTAAGAACAAGGCTGACCAGCTGCGCTCCAAGGTCACTTCCAGCTATGACGGCGGGCTTGACCTATCTGACGACCTCCGCGACCGCGTAGCCAGCGCCTACGAACTGCAAGGCCGCGTGCCTGACGATGATGTCGAGCAGGCAGCTTACGTACGTATATTCGACCGTCAATACCGCATGCTGACTATGCGGAAGTTCTTCGTCAACCTGCGTCACGGCGACATGCGACCGGTGCCTGACGACTGGGACGAAGACCGTATAGCTGAGTACCAAGCCAGTAACCCTGACATCGCCATCATGCAGAAGCTGGCCAAGCGGATACGTTGGACTACTGTGGCTTGTAACATTGTCCTGCATGATGAGTGGAGTCCCTACGAGCACTTCACTATTGTGCCGTACTTCGCTCACTTCCGTAACGGCCGGTCTGTCGGTCTGGTAGAACAGCTTATCGGTGTACAAGAGCTGTTGAACAAGTCCGTCAGTCAAGAACTGCATATCGTTAACACCACATCAAACAGCGGCTGGAAGGTCAAGAAAGGCGCTATGACCAATATGACCACTGAAGAACTGTCGGTGCGTGGTGCCGAGACGGGTCTGGTCATTGAAATGTCGAACAGTCTGGACGAAATCGAGAAGATTCAGCCGAACCAAGTGCCTACCGGCATCGACCGCCTGAGCCAGAAGGCAGAGGCTATGCTGAAAGCGCTTGGTGTGTCCGACTACATGCGTGGCGAGGCCAGAGCTGACGTGTCAGCCCGTGCGCTGGAAGCGAACCAGAACCAAGGCCGCACCGGCATGGCGCGGATTCTGGATAACTTGATTCGTACTGACGTCATCTTGGCACGCGCTATCCTCAGCATCGTACAGAACTACTACGTTGAAGAGCGCGTCATGTACATCGCTGGTATCGACGGTAAGCCCGACGAGTCCTTCACAGTCAACGAAGTGGGTGAAGATGGCTCTATCACCAACGATCTTACGTTGGGTGAGTATCTGGTCACTGTAGACAGCGCTCCGGCCAAAGAGTCTCTGGAAGATAGCCAGTTCCAGCAAGCCTTGGCTATGCGCGAGAACAACATCCCGATCCCTGACTCTGTGCTCATACAGAATAGCCGTCTGCTCGACAAGATGGACATTATCAAGTCCATGGAAGAAGCTGCGAACAGTCCTGAAGCGCAGCGTCGCGGCCAGCTTGAGCTGGATATGCTGGAAGCTGAGGTCTTGGCCAAGCGTGGTGAGTACGACCGACTGCAGGCTGACGCAGCGAACAAGAGTGCTCAGGCTGAGCAGAAGCAGGTAGCAGCCCTGAAGGAAGCTCAGGATGCTGATGAAATGACACCTGACCAAGCACGTACTATCATCGAGAAACAACGTCTGGAAGCTGCTGAGCGTACCGAGGAACGGAAGTTCGCCTTGGAAGAACGGAAGTTGGCTCTGGAAGAGCGGAAGTTGGAAGTTGAGCGCGAGAAGATTCGTCTCGACGCTGTTACCGAACGTGTGAAAGCGCGTATTGCTGAAAAAACCAAACAGACCGGAGAATCGGCCAATGTTAAGAAATAAACTCCTGAACACTATCTATATGGCCCCCGCTGAAGAAGGCGCAGACCTTCCGGGAAACACAGGGAGCACTGACGATGGTGGCGATGTTGATTACGGACACGATTTCGACCCTTCTCTGTTCTCTGAAGAGTCGGACACTGATGCCACACGCAAACTTATTGAGGATGCGAAGGAAGAAGAAAAAGCCGCCGCCAAGCCCACCGAAAAAGCCCCAGCCAAGTCCGGTAAAGTAGAAGACACAGCCAAAGAAGAGGGAGAGGATGATGTCGAAGCCGAGGATGAAGACAAGGGCGCGGATAGCAAGGAAGGCAAGGATCAGGACAAGGGCGCTAAGAAACCTTCGCGTGCCGAGCGCCGAATCCAGCAACTCTTAGACGAGAAAGCGGCTCTACAACGGCAGCTTGAGAAAAAGACCGGCGACAAGCAGGTAGCGGAACAGCTCACTGAGTTGGAGACTACAGCTGCCAAGCTTGAGAAAGAGTATCACGCAGCTCTCAACTCTGACCCTGAGAAAGCCGAGACTCTGTTGTCTCAGCTCCGTGGCGTAGATCGTAAGATTGCTCGTCTGGAGTCTTCGGCCGAAGCTGAAGCTATCGTGGAAGAGCGTTTCGAGAACAGGGAGTTTGCGAGTACTATCACCGAGATTACTACTGAGCACCCGGAACTTGATAAGAACGATGATAGTTATAATGCTGATCTGGTGGCAGAGATTAACGATCTGTATGCAGGTCTTCTGCAGACCAGCCCAAGTAAGTCAGTAGCTATGCGTAAAGCAGTGAAGTATGTGCTCGGCGAAGCTAAAGAAGCCCCTGCAAGTCCTGCGGAACCTAAACTTGGCGACGAAACTCGTGCAACACGGCAAGCTGAAGGTAAGCGTCGTACGGCCGCAGCAGTAACTTCACAAGCGCCGGATTTGTCTAAAGCAGGTACTACGGATACTGCTGCTGTGAAGACAGTTCGGACACTAAAAGATTTGGACAACATCAGTGAAGAGGAACTTGCTGTTGCCCGAGGCGACTTCGTGTAATAAATAGCGAAGTTATTTAAAGCCGGAACTTGCGTTCCGGCTTTTTTGCTTCTATAGTCTGACTACGGACGTATTTGTCCACCCCGCTCAGAGCCGCGCAGTGCTCACCCCCGCTATCGAGAGCGCACCTCGAATCCTGAAGTACCACCCATACGACTTCATACTTATCACCGTACCGGAGAGGCATCGCCATGTCTGGAAACATGACAAACTTTGCGCGGCTCACCGAAGAACAGAAGACCGCATGGTCGCTGGACTTTTGGAAGCGCGCCCGTAACGCCAGCTTTGTGGAGAAATTCACTGGCACTGGCCCCAACTCAATGATTCAACGTGTCACCGAACTCCGTAAGAACGAGAAAGGTGCCCGAGCCGTATTGACCTTGCTGTCTGACATGCAGGGTGACGGTGTAGCTGGTGATCGCCAGCTGGAAGGTAACGAAGAAGCGCTGTTGTCCCACGACCGGGTGATCCGCATGGATCAGCTGCGTGACGCCAACGTGCAGGAAGGCCGTATGGCTGACCAGAAGTCTATCGTGAACTTCCGTTTCACCAGCCGTGACATGCTGGCGTACTGGATGAGCGACCGTATCGACCAACTGGCGTTCCTGACGCTGGCCGGTGTGACCTACGCTCGCGGCACCAACGGTGTTCTGCGCCCGGTGTCTGATCTGCCGAATCTGGAGTTCGCTGCTGATGTAGCTCCTCCTTCTGCAAATCGTCGTCTGCGCTGGGATAGCACTGCCAAGGCACTGGTTGCCAACGCTGCTACCACTGACGTTACTGTCGATGACAAGCCCAGCTACGCAATGTTGGTAGAACTCAAGGCTTATGCCCGTTCGCGCTATATGCGTGGTCTGCGTGGCGATGGCGGGGAAGAGCTGTATCACGTCTTCCTGTCTCCGCAAGCAATGGCCAAGCTGAAGCTCGACCCGGACTACATCGCTAACCTGCGTGGTGCCGGTCCGCGTTCCGCAAGCAACCAGTTGTTTGCTGGTGGTGTGACTACTGTTGACGGTCTGGTTATCCACGATTTCCGTCACGTATACAACACTGCTGGTCTGGCTTCTGGCAGCAAGTGGGGCGGTGACGGTACTGTCGATGGTTGCTCTGTACTGTTCTGCGGTGCTCAGGCACTGGGTATGGCCGACATTGGCGCTCCAGTCTGGGAGGAAAAAGAGTTTGACTATGGCAACCGTCAGGGTATCGCCATCGGCAAAATCTTCGGCCTGCTGAAGCCTCAGTTCCCCAACATCTACGAAGGCGGCTCCACCGAAGATTTCGGTGTGATCAACTGCTACGTAGCACAGTAAGAGGATATCGAAATGGCTACTCTGCAAAACAACTACCGCCAGTATCCGCTGGCTGCAGAACAGCTGCTTGAGGTCGATGACCTCTTGCCTGCTGGCCTGTCTACCATCAAGATTGAGTTGCCTCCGGGCGCAATCTTGCTGAGCGGTGGTGTATTGGTAATTACCCCGTTCAACGCTACTGGCGCTGGTCTGTTGGATGTTGGTCTGGAAGGTGGTGCCGCTAACGCACTGCTGAATGACGCCGACATCGAGACTGCTGGCTTCACAGCGTTCTCGGCGGGTGCTGGAACGTACTTCCCCAATGGTGGCGCTATCACCTTCACTGGTGTAGCTACCACTGGCGCGACTGCTGGTGCATTGCGTGTTATTGCGCAGTACATCGTCGTAGATCGCGGCAACGAAGTACAGTAAAGTTTGGGAGCTTGGGAGGGGAGCAATCCCCTCCCTTTTTTCTAACCATCGGAGAAGAAACGCATGAGCGTCCAACAAAAAGTCCCATATATTTCACTGCGAGACGTGGTAGTTGCCACCCTCGACGGTTATTCCATCGGCTTCAAAGCCAATACCACTACTTATGTACCGAACAGCAAGCGAGTAATCGCCGCTGTGCAGGCAGCTGGTTGTGTGCCTGTCACGGAGGATACAGAAGCTCCTGAGCTGATTACCATTGAGCAGTACAGCGAAGAAGTTGCTGAAGAGCGTCGGATTGCTCTGTTCGCTGCCATGGATGTTATCCGAGAGCGCGAAGAACCTACTGACTACACCCGCAACGGTGCGCCACAGGTTCGTTCTTTGGAGACCATCAGTGGCTTCCAGATTTCTAACACCGAGCGCGACAAGGTGTGGAAAGAGTATAAGGCTGAGCACGGGATCAACTAAGCTATGTACACTGACACCCCCGAACAAATGTTGAAAGAGTTCCGTGTCCGTACGGGCGATAACATCGCTCCGTACTTCTGGTCTGACCGGGAGATTTTCAGCTATATGTCTGAGGGTGAAAGTGTCGTAGCTCAACGAACCTTGTGTATCCAAGACATGAGTACTGACGCAGCGCGGTATGAAGTCTTTGCCGGAGAAGCAGACATCGCCATCTTCCCTTCTATACTCCGTATTCGGGGAGCAGTATGGGTAGAGAACGGTCAAGAATGCTATCTCGAAATTGATTCATTGGATGCTGCAATCGCGCAGGGAGTGCGCCTGTTTTCTACTTCCGGTAGACCGCGTGTGTTGTATACCGGGAGCACAAACGCTCGTTTGTACCCTACCCCTGAGACTGCTGGGGAGCTGCGTTTGGTAATCTACCGTCTTCCTCTGTCAGAGCTGGAGTGTGGTAAACGATTCGAAGTACCACACCAACTTCGACCAGCGATTATGGAGTGGATGAAGTTTTTGGCGTTCAAAAAGAATGATGCTGAGACTTTCAACAGAGAGACTTCGGAACAAAGCCTTAACGCCTTTGAGTATCTAATAGATGGCTACACAACTTCGGAATCGCAAAGACGCAACGGCCCGCAGAATATCAGTACCGGCTATGGCGGTTTATAAAAAAGCAACAGAAGGAAGAAGTACTATGACAGACCCTCATCAGCAAGTAGGCGATGCGATAAAAAACATAGCCGATCTTCCTCTCTGGATTATCGTTGTGTTGGCTATGGCATCAGGACTGAGTGGAGAAATGCTTCGGGCTTCTTCCATTACCGATATGACTTGGAAACAGATAGTCTGCCGAATCCTTATGCGCTTCGGTGCTGCAGGTCTTACCGGACTTGCTACGTTCATGGTAGCGATGTCATATGACATGCACCCATATACGGCAGCGGCTATATGTATCTTCACGGCAGTGTTAGGCGGCGATGTCACCAGCAGCCTTATCGAGCGGTTTGCCAAAAACAAAATAGACAAGATGACGGAAAAAAATGAGTAAGTTCAAGCTCAGTAAGCGCAGCCTTTCTAATATGGAAGGCGTACACCCTGATCTTGTATCAGTGGTGAAGCTGGCTATCGAGCTTACTGAAGTTGATTTTGGTGTGGCTGAAGGGCTGCGTACTATTGAGCGCCAACGCGAGCTGAAAGCAGCCGGAGCCAGTAGGACGCTCAATAGTCGTCACCTGACAGGCCACGCCGTTGACTTGGCAGCATATATCGGCACACGTATGAGCTGGGACTGGCCTCTGTACTATAAACTTGCAGATGCCATGAAGCGTGCTGCTCAGTCCTTGGATGTCCCTATCGTATGGGGCGGTGACTGGCGTACGTTCAAAGATGGTCCGCACTTCGAACTTGATCGGAGGAAGTACCCATGAACTTGGCTGTGCTTCGTGCTCTTACCCCATACCTGATTGCTTTCTTGGTAGGCGCGGTGCCTGCGTGGATGTATCAGTCAGCCCGGTGGGAAGCAGATGTGTCCAACATCAAGCGCGAAGCTGCTGAAGCTCAGGCAGCTGCTGTGTCAGCTGCTCGAAAGGAAGAACGCCGTATGCAGAAAGGCGTAGATGAAGCTGCCGCTATAGGAGAACAAGATGCTATTCAGAACGATGCTGCTGCTATCGCTGCTGGCGATGATGCTCAGCGGCTGCGAGACGAAATCGCCCAGCTCCGCAGACGATTCGCAGTTGACAATTCCCGCCTTGCCACCCAATGGGCGACAACTGCCGAGACCGTCAGAGTGCTCGCCGGATTGCTGGAAGATGCTGACGGAGAGGCGGAAATCCTCACTGGAGCTTATGAGACAGCTCGGAATCGAGGACTTGTCTGCGAATGGTCCTACGACGCCCTGACACCTGAGTAGGAAGGCATCATGGAATACCCCAAAGAGAGTGATTGGTCTTTAGGTGCGAACAACATGGCTGACCCTGACCGGTTGCCAGAGAACTTTGTGCGAGACGCAATCAACATGGATGCCCGTGATGATGGCAAGCTCACTCTGCGTAACGGAGCCAGAAAGATATACGAGGGGGTTGATATTCGCTTCGCTGCCAGTATCAACGGCGCTTTGTTGTTCATAGAAAACGATGAAGTCTTTGTGCTTGAGAAAGGCATTCCTCGGTTGATTGGCCAAGTCAACGCTTCGGGGCGTATCACTGGTGTAGAGCATCAAGGCATTTTGTATATCAGCACCGTAGCTGAGACCCTGTGCTTCGACGGTAGAGAGTTGTATCCATGGGGTATGTACCCGCCTGCTTTCTCCATTGTGGATGAACCCGGCAGCTTACCTGCAGGTATCTATAAAGTGGCGGTTACACGGATGTCTGACCGAGGCGAAGAGTCAGGCGGTGAGGTCAAGATCATCAAACTGCCCGAAGGCCGTCAGATTCGTGTGTATACTGAGCAGTCGGGCGATAGAGTATATGTGAGTGCGGTGGATAGCCAGACGCTCTATTACCAAGGTGATTCAGCTGCCAGTTACGCTGTCACTCGTGTTTTTGATGATGGCGAACGACTTACTACCGCTAACGATTCTGCGCCCCCCATGGCCGCTATTCTTGCGTCGGTCGGAGCTGTTATCCTAATGGCCAGAGGACGGTATCTATGGATGACCAAACCTTATTCGCCACATTTATGCGATGCTCAGGATGTTATCCAGTTTCCACAGGAAATCACAAATGTAGTAAGTGCAGGTTTGGGGGTATACATAACCGCAGATAAGACGTATTTTATCTCTGGGATAGGTACTACTGAACACAGGCAACGGGTAGTGGTAAATCGCGGTGCCGTGGCGTTTACCGGCATCACTCTGCCAGATGACAGAGCTACTTGGTTTACTGAAGAAGGACAGGTATTCGGGACTCCTGACGGAGCTGTTACATTCCCGAATGAGGACAACTATTTACCAAACCGTGCGCAGGCTGGTGCGTCTGGCTTCATCGAAGTCGATGGTGTGAGGACAGTAGTAACGTCACTCAACAGAGGCGTAACTAAAAACGCAGCAGCAATTGGTGATCACTGCGATGTGGAGGTAGTACCGCGATGAAAGATGCAATGGTTATTAAGGGGTTTACCCACCAGATCGAGATTGTTGATCGGGAGACGGGCAGAGTGAAATACACCAGCCCCCCGGCGTTTAATCTAATCCCCGATGTGGGACGGGACTTTCTCGCTCAAGCTCCGTTCGGCGCAGTCAGCCCAATAAGTGATTTCTACATCGGTTTGTTCGATGGTAACTACGTACCTTCCAGCGCAGCAACTTCTGCCGATCTGCCGTCAGTGATCGGTGAGTTCGTGGCCTACACCCAAGGCGCTCGTCCTCTGTGGGTACGAAGTTACGAAGATGGTACACACGATAACGAAGATAACAGGGCTGTGTTCTCGCCAACTACTGATCGTATTATCCGTGGTGTCTTCATGTGTTCGTCTTCGGCAAAAGGCGGCAACACCGGCTTGCTTCTGTCTGTATTCCGTCTTGATGACCCACGCCCAGCAACACCGGCTGATGACATCCGGGTACTGACTTCCATAACCTATGTGCCTATCACCGCGCTTTCGTAAGGAGCTGACAAATGAGTATTCCTCTTCAACGAGCAAGTGACCAGCTCAAGCGGTACTTTACTACCGACACAGTAGCTGCTCGGCCGACTGTGTGGGAAGTGTCGCTGCATACTGGCAACCCAGTACTCGGTAACGAAGTGACTGTGGGTATGGATGCGAACTATGTACGCCAGACTGTGACCTTCGAAGTCAACAACGTTGACCTTGGTGGACCAGAGCTTGTCGCTCAAGCTACCAACGATATCTTGGTAGAGTTCGATCCTGCTGCTGTAGGTGCAAACTACTTAGTTACCCACGTCGCAGTTCGTGATGCAACAACCGGTGATCTGTTGGCATACGGTCGCCCTACCCCTAACATTCCTGTGGTGGAGAGCACAATCGTGTCCTTTGCCATCGGGGAAATTTTGATACAGGATTAAGACTATGAGCCTCAGTTTCAGTACTGGCCTGCGTAACAACCTGCTGACAAATGCCAGCTTCAAGTCTTTGATGGATAACTCAGTGTTGCGCCTGTACAGCGGTCCTATTCCAGCTGGTCCGTGTAATGCAGACGTAGCGCTTGGCGTAAGTAATATCCTCATTGCCGAAATTAGTGTGGATAGTACCGGCACGGGAGTTACTTTCCAGTCACCAGCGGGGGGAGGATTCATCACCAAGAATCTGTCTGAAGTGTGGTCAGGCGATGTTATTGTCACCGGAGTACCTACTTTCTTCAGGCTGGTGAAACTGTCTGATGATGGTCTGGCTTCGACTACCCTGTATCGGGTTCAAGGAACTGCAGGTGCAGGTAACGCAGACCTTGGCTTGACTTCTGACACGCTCTTCGAAGATGCGCCTATCCGCATTGGCTTCTTCCAGATCGCGTTTCCTCCTCAGTAATATGGGAGTACCGATATGCGTAACGCCCTCGTGCGTATCGTCAACGTTGAATACGTCGAGGCTATTCGGGGGGTAGAAGCACGTCCTGCATATTGCGCTCAGGTACCTGTCATACGTCGTGTATGGGTACCAGACGGTAAGGGTGGAACTGTATGTAGAATGGAAATCGGCGAAAACGGTGCCGTTTCGACAATATGTGGCGCGTCTGGAACCTACCAATGGCGTCGTGTAGGCACCCAAACCCAATGCTATCCTGCTATAGAATACGTGCAGGCTGTTCCAGCTTATCTTATTCGGGATGTAGGCTGGACAGCTGGCGGCGTTAGTATTGCCCAAGGTGCAGATAATTTTTACACAGCATTCAGAGTTGATGCTGGTCTTGACGGCGCTCTAGTTGGCCTATCCCGTACTACCAACCAAGCATACAGTTTCAGTAGCTGCAGCCACGCATGGCTTGTTGATTCAGGCCGTGTGGCTGTGGTTGAAAATGGCTCGTCTGTCTTCGAAGCTGAGTCTGATGCTGAGGGTATACAAGAATTCCGCATTGACGTGGTAGGTAACAAAGTAATCTACCGTCTTAACGGCGTAGCCGTGTATGAAAGTTCTCAGGCTCCGCCCACAGCATGGGTGCTGAAAGGAGTTATCTACAGTTCAGCTGTTGTGTTTGACCCCACAATCGCTGCGATTGGCGGTGGCTTGATCCCTATGGTGTCTGACCCTGTGGTCAGCTTCACCATGTCAACAATAGTCAAGATGCTGTCAGACGCTCTTGTACGTATCGGGCCTCGGTCGTATGCAGTGCCTATGTTGGCAGCATCCAGAGCGCTGTTTAATCCGAGCATTGAGCAGCAATCAAGCGTATCCATGTTGTCACAGTCTGTAGTACGTCTGCAGCAAGAGCTTGTTGGATATATGGCTGGTAGTTTCCCTGCTCCTGAAGGGCTTGCTTCAGAAAGCCAATCAGGTGCTATGCATGGAGAGTTTCCTGTCTTCACTTTGCGTGGAGAGCTTGGTCCTCCAAAGAACGGTGTTGCGTTGATGACTGGCGTTGCTCCACGCCCGTATCTACTTGGTTTGGTTATGGTAGGAGCGTTCGGCCGTATGGAAGAAGACTGGCCGAGCAGATGGCGTGGTATCGCTGCGGAAGATGATGCTCTGTACGGCAACATGGTCGGTAATTTCCAAGTTCCCATAATGCTGGCGTACCAAGGATCGTCGAACCTTAGCCTTGCAGAAGTGGGCTGCGGTATGGTCGTATCGGATAGTGTACTGATCAACAGCTCTATTCTCATTGTTGTAGAAGAGAGCATGTCGGTCTACACGTTCGCGTCTATTATTGGCCAGATTGACCTGTCGGCTATCGAGACGATTACTGTTGGCGACAATGTAACAGTAGGGCAGTTACTCACTCTCATAGCAACAGAGCAGCTTATAATCAGTAATGATTCGTCTTCTGACGCGAGGCTACAAGCCCAGTATGCGGTAAGCGTAGGTAAGGGCGCGATTACTCAATACCAAGACTTTGATTTCGATGGCTTCTTCCGCGACCACAAAGGCGATACTTACGGCTGGAAGAAAGACGGTATCTATCGTGTCGAGCGTATGGATGAAGATAGTTCTCCAATCCAAGCTTCTATTGATTTTGGTGGTAAGGGATTTGGGGCAGCACAGCTCAAATACCTGTCGGATGTATTCGTAGGTATCGCCACTGATGGTGAAATTTATCTGCGCGCTGCTGCCGACAACGGACAGCCTATCGTATATCGTGTGCTTAATGGTCAAGAAGATGGACGAGCCAGTTTGGCTAAGGGTGTCAAGGCAAGGCACTGGCGTCTACATCTTGAGATTGTAGATGCTACGTCTGCTGAACTGTCTGACGTAGAATTTAACGTAGGCTTGTCTACTCGCCGCCAGAACAAAAGGAAATAACCATGTACATAGACAGAAGTATTGATTTTCTACAGGACTTCGCTAACGACGCTCTTGGTCGTGCATCTACGCTGGCTAACAGGATTCCGTTTTCGGTAGGCAGCGGTGTAGGTTCTTATAACTTCAGTTTTAACCCCGGTCAGTTTACGGGAGAAAGACCGCCTACCTTCTCTGACCTTTTAGGCGTAGAAGGTGACACTACACAGTCCAGCCTGATGTTCCTTGATGGTGAAGCAGAGAAGTGGCTCGATAAGTATTTCCCTGAGCTAAATGCTTGCCTAAAGACGTCACCGGAAGAGTGGTTGTGTGGGATCATCACTGGAGAGAAACCTCTTGGCCTCAGCCGCGAAGCGTTCGATGCTGTGTGGCATGAAGGACGTGACCGTGCGTATCGCACTGCGAACAGCGAAGTGAGTCAGATCAAAGCTGAGTATGTCCAGCGAGGGTACGGCTTGCCTACAGGTTCTATGGTACGCGCTATCACTGAAGCTGGAGAGCGTGCCAGTGACGCTATTGCTACCGTCAACCGTCAACAGACTACCAAAGATGCTGAAATCAAACTGGACCTGCTCAAGTTCGCTGAGGAACAGGCTATTCGTTTGAAGCTTGGGGTAATGAGTGCTCTTGCTGATTTCTACCGTCAGTGGATGATGCTGCCTGATAAAGACATTGAGCGTCAAAAAGTCAAAGCACAGATGTATGCTGCGCTACAAAGTGCATTGTCTTCGTATTATGAAGTGGAGCTTGGCTTCGAGCGGCTTCGTCTTGCAGCTGCTGAAATCAAATTTAACAGTTCTGTGTCCAAAGACAAGTTGAAGATTGGTCTGGCAGATGCTCAGCCCAAAGGCGATGCTATCGCACGTGCTGTGTCTGGTTTCGCTGATGTCGCTGCTGCCGCCTCCAACGCTCAGTCCACTCTGGCTGCTGACATCATCACTGGCGGTGGTGCGTGAAGCCATGCAGCAAGCGCACGAACTCGGCATCCGGGGCTAAATGGCTCAAGGTTGCCGAGCGTCTTGCGCGCAGCATAGTAGAAAAATATGGTAGAAAGTATCAGATCATAGACGGGTTCATAATCGAAGGTAGCAGAACCAACAAACTTCTTCGCGCTTCGGTTATAGAACCAGCAGGATATATAGCATGGGATTATGTAATACCAGTAAGTGATACCGGCGCAGTATCTATAGTCGGCAGAAAAGTAATGCGCGATCAGCTGGCGTTGGGAAGCAGTGAGAACCCTATACCGGGACCGATACGTTTCGATGCTGGAAGTAACGCTACCGGCATGAACGCTTCTCTGGGTCCAAGAGCAGGGGCAGTAGAATCGCTGGATGTCGGACTTTCGAGAGGCAACGCCGCATCATTAGTAGCTGCGCCGGATGTGCAGGTATTCGAGCTAACTGCTACTCCACTAAGCGCACACGCTCCCATAGAAGTGGCGGGGGGCTACATGGCTCATGGGCAAACCCATTTTCAAAAGGTAAAAATAGAACCAGAAGGCACGGGCGCGGGACAACTAGCCCTCGGGAACCCTGATATTTGGAAGTCTGACCGACGCCCTCCTACGAACGTATTGTTTTCTTTTTCGCTGGTGCACGGTGCTTATCCGGCGTCGGTAACATTATCGTCAGATGTTGTAGATACACGGCGCGAGATAAAGGTTGCGGGCGCTCCCGGCTTGGGATTACACATAGATACGCTCTGGATAGAGCAGTACTTAGGTAACGGCGCTCGGTGTGTGTACGAAGAAATGGTCAGCTTTGGGGGGAATGAAGCATTGCCATTAGGTACGTACAGGTCGTTTCCGCTGTCGCCGTTCAAAGGGCTGACTCCTGATAATTTGGTACTCACAAACCTAACAGGCATATTTGATACGTCAGACTTCCGATATATCACACCATGGGCAGTAGGTCTGCCTTTAGTGGTCAGCGACGAACGTGTCGTTTGGCGGGTGCTTACCCGGTACCAAGGGAGCAAGCAAGACCCTAAAGAAGTGCAGCAGTTGTGGCGCTTACTCGCGCTTGATGTGGAAGTCGTGCGAGACGATGAGGGGTTTCCGCAGGCAACGGTCATACGCCGTCGAGATTTTTCGGCGTTGAATTTCGTAAATCCTGATGACCGAGCCAAGCCATATACATACGAAGACCCGAATGATCCAGAGGGCGGGTACACGGATATAAATACTGGACCAGAAAACGGAGTCTACGGGTGGGTACCTCATACGTTTGGTCAGCCCGCTGTCGGGGCAGGAGCTACGGCGGTAGTGCCTTTTGTTACCATAGGTCTTGTACGTGAGGACGAGCTAGACCCGGAAACCGGAGGTAGCGCGATAAACCGCCGCTGTGGTCGATGGCGTAATGTAGTGCTAAACGCTGATGGCGAGTTCGTTGAGCTGATGGAACCCCACGAACTAGCAGACCGGTACCTTGTTGGTCTGGACGTTGTAACCGGTCTAGGCTCGCGCAGACAGTTGTACTTTGGTGGAGCCATGGTGAATGGTGAGCCGCTATACATAAACCCGCACAGTGCCAACGGAACTGTAGTGTTAAATGCACGTACTATGCAGCTATCTCAGTTTCCCGGTGGGAACGACGGGTTCGGTATACCCAGCGCTGGCATAGTTATAGGAATCGACGCTCGGACATTTCAGCAGACTAGCCATTTGGCTCGCAACTCGGTGTGCTGGTATGGGGGAAACAAAGTAGCGTTCCCCGCGCAGCTCATAGCACCTGACATTCCTTCGCTTCCGGGGGACGGGGGTACCGATGGAGGCGGAGACCCAGTAGGACCACCAGATTCAGACATAGAAAACGTGGCCCCTCAGCCGTACCTGCTGGCTACCATGGACGTGACTACCGGTATTATGGAGGTAGTAGGGACATTTTTTACCTCCGCAGAAGTAGGGTCTTATATTTACGGCGTTGTCAGGTTAGGCGACATTGATGAAGAGGTTGAGTTCTATACTGCATCGAGGCAGTACTACTTCACTAAGCCTCACATGGTTCAGCGATGGATACCTGCGACGGACGACCGACCCGAAGTTACTGGCATAATTATGATGGCAGCGTATCAGATGAACCCAAACCCATCACCTGCGAATAATTTTGGATATGAACAACGCCCCGGGCGAGGAAAAATATCGTTTGATGGTGGCGTAACGTGGATAAGTATGTTCTCGTCTGGAACAGCTGGTAGGTCGTTATGGTACGCTGGTAGCGATATATTCAGGCCAGAGTTTGGTGAATTATGGTTTTCTGAACCAGAGGAAGAAGCATGACACCCATTACCTATGTACCCCCCGAGGAACCTACAGACCCAGCATCGCCCGGACGGCTTGTGAATGTGCTGACCAGAGAAGTGGCCTTTATAGGGAACCCGAATACCGCAGTAGAGGCTGTAAATACCACTGGCCACTTCCCGTTGCTGGCAGTGTCGCCTTTAGGGCTTTGGTTCTGGGATTATTACACCAATTTCCGACCTTTCCCGGCCAATGAGTGGGATGTGGCCGGGAGTGGCGATGTGTTATTTGCCCCGTGGCAGCTACCAAACGAGGACTACAAATTTGTGGTTGTTACCAACCAACAACCCATAAATGTCCCAGTTGCCATGGATGGACCGCTGCACGACTCGTCCGTATTGTTGGGAATAGACAACTCGTTCTTGCGTATTCGCGTATTTCCTCCCGGTACCGGACTTATACCTACTATATACAGCCCTAGTTTTTCAGTGGCTAGTGGTGCGGTTGTTTCTGAGTATGGAACCAGCGTGTATGTCGGGGGGTTACAAGCATGAGTTTCTTATTTCAGGCCACGGAGATAAGTAGCGGCGGTCCAGTAGATACCAACGCTGCGTACACATACAACCCGCCTTGGGCCAATACGCAGCCGTATACTACCGAACAGAAGGCAGAGCTGTGTATCTGTCAGGCGTCGGTAATGCCTATAGGTCTGGATTGCATTTCGTTCGGCTGGGCCACGCACGATGGTGCTGGTTTCGCAAGCGGGTATGTACAAGACGAAGAGGGAGCGATCCATTCGTTTACGGGTGTCTACACAGTTGAAAGCGATGTGGTTACGCCAGTAGTTACCAGCATGACCTTGGTTGCAGAATCAGGTATTCAGCCTGTTGGTGATCCTCTGTTCGGTGACTGGGCACCGCCTGCCAACGTCTATTCGGCGTTCTGGGAGCGGTTTGTTGATGCCTTCGAGATAGCAGGTCAACGGTACGAGCCGCCACCACCCCCCGAGCCACCACCAGAATTTAATCCTGACGACAATATGTTCTCAGTGTCCATACTGGTTGCCGAGCTATATACTGACGCCTATGGCGATTCTGTCTACATCGGCTTGGGCTACGAGGGTTATGAAGAACCGCTTGGTACCCTCGTATCCAGCCCCGCCACAATTATGGGTTTTCCCATAGTTGTGAACTATGTGGGTTATGACATGTATATCGAAGGCGGCGTGTATCAAGACAGTTCACTATTTGTTGGGTTCGAGTCTGACATAGATATAACGCAGATTGATGGTCTGAGTTTTTCTCTAACCGTTACCAACTTCGCAGGTACGGTGGTTGGTACAGCGGAAGCGTATTTCGACTCGTTTGCAGATAACTTCAGCGGCGGTCTGAGTGTGGAACTGCAACTCGACCCCAACTGGGAAGTGGGCGACCCAGTGACGATAAACATAGTAGTAGACGTGCCGTAAACCAGACTATTGGACTACGGCGCTACATACTGCATAATGACCGAACAACCGGATAGTCGGAGAGAACCATGCCTACAACCCCTGAACAACGCAGAATCCCTCTTGGCTTCCGCGATAGCGCTACCGGCAGGATCATGCCTCCTCCGCTCCCGCGTGCGGGGGTAGAAGAGCTTGCCCCCACATCGCAGAACTACACCAGCACTGACGCCAGAATGACCCGTGGCCAGACTGGTATTCCTGATGTGGCTACTGACAGCCGTGAACGTATCCGTGCGAACGCACCGCTTCGTAACGCGCCCGTGCAGCCTGACTTGTTCACCCCGCGCCCAGAGGCTGAGCGTATGGGTCTTGGCGAACGCAGCCAGCAAGCGCTTGATCGTGCGAAGCGGTTCACCAACGCCACAGGCACAATCGTGAATCCTCCGAGTCCGGGCGGTATGCCTGCATCTACAGTCAGCAGAGCTGGCGGTATCGGTGCCACTGCGCTCGGTGCTTCTGAGACCATTATGAACGCGAATACTGTATACAACCGTTCGGGTGGTGACATCGGTGAAACTGCCAAACAGGTAGCTTACGATATCCCCGGTGCTGTGCTCGGTGGTCTTGGTGCTGTAGCTGGTGGCTCGCTCGGTCGCCGTAGCCCAGCAGCTATGACTTTCGGTACAGCCGCTGGTGGTGCTTATGGGTACAAAGCAGGAGACCAGATTGCTGGCGGTGTAGACCGTATGCTTGGTGGCGATGGCATGAGTCCTCTCGAAGCTATGCGCCAAGCTGAGCAGCAGCAGTCTACACCTCAGATCATGTCTGATGGCGGCTTTGAGGTTGAAGTTCCCGGCATCAATGATGTACCGGGGTACACTGAGGTTGTCTATGAAGATGACCCGCGCCACCCTATGTATCAAGCTCCTTCTGGTGCTGTTCCTCAAGTACCGAGCGCACAGATCGCTGAGCCTGAGCTTGGCGCATCTATGCCTGAAGCTACGCAGGCATCTATGCCTGAAGCCGCTCAGCCAGCAGGATATGGGCAGACAAGTGTACCCGGTATCGTAGGCCGTCAAGGCGCAGATGGTGTGCCTGAGTTCACCAACAACCCCGAAGCTATAGCCAACGCGCAAGGCCAGTTCGACGCTGGTGGTCGACTTGGAGACGGTAGAGGCACCTTCAACGTGATGGAGAACGCAGCAGCTATGCTCGGCCCACAGACCGGTGCTGGCGCTGCTCCGCAGCTAGGACAAGGTGGTGCAGGACAAGGATTCGATATGACTCGCCAAGAGCGTATCACCCAGTCCCGTATCGACATGAACAACCGCATGATCCGGTCTATGCTCAGTTCTGGTAAGCCGTCTGACATCATGCAGGCGCGTGGGCTACAACGCCAGAACGATTCGTTGATGGATCAGATCGAGAACTCGGCCGGTCGTCGTGAGCGTATCGAGCTTGGCCGTATGCAGAACGAGACCAACCGGATGTCGAACCGCGACGTCATCGCTGCAGAGCGGGCTGCTCTTGCTGCCGAGCGTGAGCGCTACAGTCAAGCTGGTGGTAATGCTGATGCTTATGAAGATGCTGCTGCTCGGAATGCTCAGGCTTTCCCCGGTCGCGTACTGAACGTGTTCGGTGAGTCTGACGGGGATGGTGGCATGTCTGTACCGCCTGAGACTGCGCAGATGATTGAGCTGCGCCAAAGTTCGTTTGCTGAGCAGCGTCGCAACGCTATGGAGTCTATGGTTGCTGACCTCAGCGCTCGTGCGCAGGGTGGCGACCAGCAAGCCCGTGCTGAGCTGGAACAAGTCATGGCACAGCGCCAGCAGCTCACTGCTGCCATGTTCCGTGTCGGGCCTCAAGGTGCTCTGGAACCACGACCTGTTAGTGAGTGGCCACAAGAAGAACAGGACTTGTTCTTCCGCGATGTGGAGACACAGTTACGTGCTCAGACTGGTAAGACTGACTCATGGTTGCCCGAGTTGGGCGGGGCAACTGCCGGTGCTGCGGCTGGTTTCCGTGCTGGCCGAGGCGTTCGCGGTAAGATCATAGGCGCAGCTACTGGAGCTGCTGTCGGTGGCTTCGGTGGTAATACCGCTGAGAATGCAGTACGCGGACAACGCAGCTACGCGCCGAGCGGTAGTACCAACCAGAGCATTATGATGCCATCGAACTTGAACGCTGTGTTCGCTGATGGTGATGCTCTGATGGTGCAAACCCAAGATGGTCAGACCATTAACTTCAACGATATGATCTATCAGAATGTGAACCCCGGTCGTGCAGACGGCATCCCGTATATGAGTGGACGCGGGGGTGTCACTTCAGAAGCTCAGCCAGCAGTACGCGCAGCCTTCACCAAAGCGCTTCAACTGGCTCAAAGCGGTGGGCAAGGAGCTGAAGGAGCACGCGAGGCGCTGGCGCTTATGGCAGGCAACAACAGCGCTGCAATGCGTAACATGTTGTCTGAGCAACAACGCCGTGAGCTGGCTAATTTCATAGCTCGACAGTGATATAGCCAAGTAGGATACTCCAAGGTATAGTTACGTCTACACGCCTATACCTTGGAGCTGTCCATGGCCTTGTTTGACCCCAATCCACTTAATCGTGCGGTGCGCGGTCACGCACTTGGCGAGACTGACCCAACGGTACAATCCTCTGATCAAGACCTGTTCCAGAATGCCGCACGACGCGGTACTGAACAGTCACTTGGTCTCGGCGCTGACTACGCTGGCCTATTAGCTGAAAACCTCGACAAACCTGAGCTTGCCCAAGACTTGTACGGCTATGCCGACAAGCAGATGGTGAAAGCTGGGCGTATGCAGCGCGGTCCCCAGACCCTCGGCGATATTCAAGGCTTAGACTCGGCCGTAAGATATGGCGTCAATAAGTTCGGTGAATCCGCTCCTGTGTCTGCTCTCGCTGCGGGGACTGCTATGGCTACTGGCGGTACCTCCATACCGGCACAGCTCGCGGCTTCCTCAGCTGCTACCTTCCCTGTTCTGGCTGGTGAGACCAGCTACTCCATGAGGCAGGACCAAGACAGCACAGCTACTATCGGAGAACGTGCTGCTGCTGCAACCGGTGCTGGTGCTATTGGTTCAGTGCTGGAAGTACTGCCTGAGACCGGTGTACTACGTAAGCTCATGGGCGCAGGACGCGGTAGCCCTGCCAAGAACATGGCAGATGCTGTGGTCAAAGGCACTGGTGTAGCTACCGGCGCTATCGCTGGCGAAGCAGTTACTGAAGTTGGACAGACTGCTGTAAGCCGTGGTGCTCAGTCGCTATTCAACCCGAACATTGCTGTTGACCCACGAGACCCTGAAGCACGAGCTGAGTACCTTGAATCTGCAGCCGCTGGCGCTGCCGGTGGTGCAGGCTTCGGTATCCCAGCTGGTGTAGCCACCACAGCTATGAGTTCAGTAGGTGTGGCTGCTGACGCACTCAACACTGCTCCTACTATGCGCCCGAATACTGAAGGGCTGCGTCAGAGTATTGGTAATCTACTGACTCCACGTTCTCCGGCTGCTGACCCGAACGCCAGTATCGAAGACCTTGCTGCTGACGAGCTTGTGCAGGAGCAGACGATTTCTGAGCGTATGGCTGAGCTTGGACGTCAGCTGCAAGCACGCACTGACTTGACCAACGAAGAACGTGCGGTACTTGATCAAGAGACAGACCTTGATCCTGATGCGCAAGAAGCAGTGCAGAATCTGTATGAGAAGAAGAACCGCGAAGATGCAGCACAGGCTGGTATCAACCGTCTGCAGCCTGAAGGTACAGCTTCACGCATGAACCCGACGGTGCCGCTGGAAGAAATCGACGCTGTAGTGTCGAGCGCAGCAGTAGAGAACGAGGCACAGAGTCCGGTGGTACGGAACTGGATCGCTTCAACTCGTCAGTTCTTTGGCGAGGGCGGGCAGCTGACTGCTCCCATGATCAACGACGCTCTGAACATCTTCGGTGAGCGCGGGTACTCTGTGCTGCGAGCTGTAGCGCCTGACAATACACAGGTTCAGGAGCTTGTCGACCAAGATCAGCGTGAGAACGGCAACTTCAACAACTTCATGTTGCAGGCACTGAAGCCTGAGTATCGTGACAACATCACTCCTGCCCAGCTACGCCAGCTACGAGGAATGATCCTTGATGCTGCCAACGAAGGTGTGGGCGATGTAAGTGAAATCCTATCTACTGCTTTCTCCAATCCACAAGAAGTGCTTGATGCGCTGAGCGCCAACACAGTGCCTGACGGTACTCAGGAAGCTGATCTGACTCAGGCTGCTGTGGATTCTGACACCGCCTTTGAAGCTGGCTCGGAAGCCGAGTTCGGTGAAACTCAATCTGTACAGGACGTGAGCACTCAGCTGTTCGGCGATACAACAGGCAACCGCCGCATCAAGACCGGTGGCTTGAACATCCCATATCCTGTCGATTCAGCCAACATCGAGCTGACTAAGAACATTACTCGCAATGTCGAGCGGCTGGCACCCGAGAGTGATCTGGCTGCTGTGCCAGCGTTCTTCGAGCTTCAACGTCTTGGTGTTGATCCTGCAGATGTCGCGGCCGAAATGGGCGTATCGACTGATGCTCTGCGCAGTATGTTCTTCATCAAAGGCACAGCGCAGAACAACGAGTCTGGCGTACGTAAGTTCGTCACCGAACTGAAGAAACGTACTATCGAACAGCTGAACAATGACCGCAACGATCCTTCCAACGGTTCATATCTTGGCTTCGTCGATGATAAAGGCGCGGTAGCCGCGCTTGATCTTCGTTTATATGTCGGATCGAAAGTGTTTGGTAAGCGCACACCGAATGCCTTGATGGAAGCAATGGCTGAAGGCGTGACTGACATGTTGGTTGACGGCTACACACTGGCTGATGGTCTGCCCGGTTCGCTGGTGCTGGCGCGATATGACCGTAGCGGGCAAGAGACCACAATCACTATTGATGGAGCACGAAGCAAACTGTCTGAAGCACAACGTCAGAATACCGGTGAAGCGTTCCCGTTCAAGGCTGAGGACTTTGGTGTGCTTAACACTCTTGGTATCGAACCGCGTGTGGACTACACAACTGGCGAGCTGTATCTATCCGAGCAGGACGTTACGCAGATCGTAGAGAAGTACGTCGCTGCGCTGGCCAGCCGGAACGCTGCCGCACGCGGTACTGCTATCCCTACGTGGACTCAAGCACTGATCGACAAACACGGCACCAACGTACCTTCTGAGCTTGGTCGTGCTTCCGTGCGTGGTAGCTTGATGTTCGACATGGTGCAATGGGCGCTTAACGCAGGTATCGACTCCCGCGCACTGGCTGCTATCGCACCGAACCGTGTACGTGCCGGTGATGATGCTCTGGCTGATAGCCAGCAAGCCCGTGTACAGGCCCAACGTGACCGTGAAGGTCCAGCTGCTATCGGTGGTGACTCTGAGGATCGTACTGCTCAAGTAGCCCAAGCTTTCGGTGTTCAAGAGCTTGACCCTGACACCATGCCAGCTCAGCTGCTCAAAGAAGTAGGTGTGGCCACTGAGCGTGGGGATGAACCAACCAAGATATCGAAGCGCAGAAGCGCAGCGCAGCAAGCAGCAGCTGATCGTCTGGAAGGCCGTGACCCTACACGTCCTCGCCGCTCGTTCATAGAGACAATGAGTCGTGCTGAGCAGCTTGTGCGAAATATGCAGTGGGCAGTTGGCGAGCTACCGACTGGTGTAGACCTGAAAGGGAAGTATGCCGTGTTGGGTAAGATCGCTGCCCGTGGTGAGCCGCTGCAGTTCGCTACTGCCAAGGCGCAGACTGGTGTAACCAAGAATGTGAAGATTGAGGACGCCAACAAACTGGTCGAAGCCTACAACCGTCGCGGTTTCCGCATGCGCAAAGCTGTACCAATGAACACAGACGTGGAAGGTAATATCTACTCCGATGCTGTGACCTCCCGGCTGCTTGGTGCCAACGCCGATGCACCTGTACATCTGGTTCTGACTATCGGTGACACACCCAGCAGCAGGCTGGCTACACGCCTTGGTATTCCAGTGCTTGACCTGTCAGTACCGGCGCAGCAAAAGATCGCAGGTGACATCCTACGCAGCTACGACCGTGGCCGTCGCCAGCAGGTACAGAACAGCAGCACTATGAGTGCTGAAATGAAGAAGGCTATGCTCAAAGGTGAAGAGCGCCAAGGTATCGAGCGCGTGCGCGATGTAGTGAATGCGCAGATTGCCAAGCGTATGGATGCTGGGATGTTCACTACCACTGACATGCAGAGCCTACAGACGCTGGCTGACATTGTTATGAAGGCTGATAATGACTTCTTCTCTGCTGCCATCGAAGGGCGCAGTCTCAACACACTGCTCGATAACATCGACAACCTGAACAGCACTTTCGACGCCTACCAGAAAGAACAGGGCAAAGCGTCGAGAGTTGATCCCGGCGACCAGATTACTGCTGATGACGATGCTTTCGTCGACGCGATTGAGTACATCCGTAACGTATTACCTGACGATGTGCGTGTTGAGATATCTGAGCTACCCGGTATGAGCGGTTTCTACTCACAAACTACGGAAACTGATACTGACGGTAACGAGTTCGTTGATCGGGTAATCGAGTTGTCAGTCTACACAGCTGATCCTATGAGCGTAGCGTTCCACGAGTCCATGCACGCCTTGCTCAAGACCATGGGCAGGCAGAGAGAACAAGCTCCGTTCATCAAGGCTCTGACCAAAGCAGCGAACTCGCCACTGGTACTCAGTCAGCTGCGCGCGAAGCTGCAAGGACACCCAGCCGCTCTGGAACAGGTGAACAAAGATTCTGAAGAACGTATCGCCTACATGTATCAGTTCTGGGCAGCTGGTGAGCTTAACCTTGCCAGCAGTGTAGAGAACTGGTTTGCCAAGTTCACTCAGATGCTACGTCAGGTGTTTGGTATACCCAGCAACGTAGACAAAGCTGGTCTGTATATGGCTGCGTTTCGTGACGGCCGACTGAAACAGCCAAGCGCTGTCAATGAAGTGGTCATGGCTTCGTTGTCTGGTCCTGAACGTGCTCTGCGCGCTGCACCTGTCGTACAGAAAATCTACAAGATTGCTGAGAAGGTAGTACGTACTTCGCATGGACGCTTGAAGAGCTACGGCAACCCGGCTTTGGACAAGATAGCTGACACGTTCTATAACGACAGCAGCTCTGGCTATCTGCAGACCGTGCGTTCTGTAGTGACAATGTATGGCTCCCAGTTTGGGCAGATCATGCAGGGTGTTGATCCTGCAGATATCAGCACGTTGGCATCTGCGCTGCATTCGCAGAAAGCGCCTACTGACGCTGCGCTGCGTGGTCGGTACAACCAGATCAACCAGCTTCTACGCAGGCTACATGCTTACTCGAAATCGTCTGGCCTGAATGTAGGAAGAGTACAGGACTACTTCCCACAGGCTTGGGACAAGACCACTATCGAGGACAACCGCGACGGCTTCATCGACATGCTGGTTAATAATGCCAAGTTCCGTGACGACAACGGTAGGCTGCAGAGCTTTGACCGTGCTGGCGCTGAGGCTACAGCCGATATGTTGCTGTACGGGGAAGAAAAACTGGATATCCAAGAAGACCTTGCCGGGTACTCACCATTCATGGAAGCGTCGATGGGACGGCAGATCGTATTGGATGACAGAGCTTTGGCTGCTGAGTTCATGGATCATGACATCGTACGGGTGTTGACTCGATACATCACACAGGCGGCGAAGCGTGGTGAGTACACACGTCACTTCGGACCAGAAGGTGAGAATCTGAAAGAATGGCTGGATGAGGCCATGGCGACTGGCGTAACGCCTGAAGAAGTTCGTGGCGATATCAACACAGCGATTATGGCTATGGAAGGTACGCTTGGTCACGACATCAATCCGGTAGCCCGGAATGTCATGTCTGGTCTGGTGACATGGCAGAACCTTGCTGTACTACCTCTGGCTATATTCAGCTCGTTGATCGACCCTATGGGTATCGTGGTGCGCGGTGGTACAGTCGAGCAGGCTTGGACCGGCTTCAAAGCAGGTGTGAAGAACATCCCACAGTCAATACGTAAGAACGGCACCAAGTCCGATATGCAGCAATTTGCGGAGCTGGTCGGCACTGTAGAGTCTCAGATGACTATGGATATGCTGGGCGACATGTATGGCTCGGCGTTCATGTCTGACTGGGCGCGGAAGACCAACAATATGCTGTTCCGGTACAACCTCATGGAAGGCTGGAACACAGCTATACGCAGCGCAGCTACTGTGGCTGCTGTGGACTTTATCGAACGTCACGCACAGAACATCGACCCGAAGAATAGTAAGCGCTGGCTGTCTGAGCTGGGCATAACCGGTGACAACGTGGTGTTCACTGAAGAAGGTAAGCTGTTGTGGTCACAGCGCGACATCACTGAACACATGATCAACACTGGGGGTGACATCAGCACAGCGTTGGAGAAATCACGCTTCGCCCGTGAGGCTATCAACCGGTGGGTGGATGGTGCAGTGCTTCGGCCGCATGCTGCACACCGGCCAGCTTGGGGTTCAGACCCGCGTTGGATGTTGATATGGCACTTGAAGCAGTTCACCTACAGCTTCCAGAAGACGATTCTGGAGCGTGTGATGCACGAGTCCAAGAACGGGAACTACGCTCCGCTCATGGCCATCGCAGCCTATGTACCCTTCATGATCGCGGCTGACTATCTGCGTGGGATGGTGCAAGGACTGGGTGAAGAGCCTGACTGGAAGAAAGACATGTCGTTTGGTGAGACTGTATGGCATGGCACGCAGCGTGCTGGCCTGCTTGGTGTACGCCAGCTTGGCATGGATGGAGCTGAGAACCCTATGTTTGCTCTTGGGCCTACAGCCGGATATATGTGGAAAGCTGGGGAAAAAGTACTGGATGGGGAAGTCACTGACGCCGTGGTGGCTGGCCTACCGGGTAACGTAGTCTGGAAAGGGTGGTGATTATGAGCATAGTTGACTTAGACAAAGCACGTAGAGCCAAGAACCCGAAGATCGCAGGCGTGGCCGTCTGCGCTGCCTGTAAGCACGAATGGGCCGCAGAAACGGACGTAGGAGAGGTTTTCCTGACCTGCCCCTCCTGCCACACCGCTAAGGGGCGTTTCGTGCATCCTACGCTGCTACAGGACGCTGTGCCACGGCTCCAGTGCCTGTGCGGGTGTCAGATGTTCCAGATAACAGCGCAGAAGACGATGCACTGCGTAAACTGTGCTGCTGAAGTCGTATTTCCGACATAAACATACAGATATGCGACAACATACAAAAAAGCCGAAATCTCCGACGAATGGTATAGCAGCATAGTGCCACTACATACTTTGGTTATAAGGTCTCAACGTCTTATAACCAAAGGTTTGGGAGTTTGTTACGATGTTACGATCTTGACCCCTATCCTACCCAATTTCGTAACAGGTTTCGTAACAGCCTCCAGAGGCTCTGGAATGGGCTTCTTAACCCCTCTATACCCCTATTTGTTACGATCTTTACGAAATACGAAATAGAATTTAGTTTACAGAAAAAAAAGTTTTTTCAGCCCATAAAAAATTTTCTGTTGTAGAACAGTTTTAAGATCGTAACATCGTAACAATCGTAACAAATGGTCTGCAGCCCGCGTATTTACCGGCTTGTTACGATGTTACGAAATTCGTAACAGACGCCGAAATTTCGTAACATCGTAACAAGCCGGTAATTTGACAGCTTCACGCAGCTGTGCTACTGCCCACCTGCGGCAGAGGAACTTACTACCAGACCGCCTGAGAGCGCGTATAAGCGTCGATTTGTTTATATTGACCCCCTACCATTGGTAGACTATCCTTCGTGGTACACGAAGGACTACGGGGCCGGTTATGAGCGCATCTATTGTTGATCTACATATCGTCAAAGGAAAAACGCTCGAACTGGCGTTGTTTGTTGGCGAAGAAGAGCGTGTGATGAAGCCAATCCCAGCCATCACCAACTATGCCCCCGTTACTCTGACTGTGGTTGGCCACGGCTTGGTTGATGACTGGGAGATTGAGATTTCCGGTATACAACGGCCCAATTCGCTCAATACAGACGAGAACGCTCCTTCCAGCACCTGTGGTGGCTCCCTGCGTGTATCGGCTGCTGAGCGCGCTAAATCGTACCGTGTGCGTGTAGTCGATGCAGACACCATCACGCTCTTCAATGTCAACGGCACCAGTCTACAGACGTATACCTCCGGTGGTGTCGTGGAGTTCAACAAGCCTTCTGACCTGACCGGTTGTGAAGCTCGTGCGCAGCTACGCAGACGCACCAATGACGTAGAAGAGGTTCTGTCCTTCTACTCATCAGGGCTGGATGAATACGACGCTGCTGGTGGTGTAGTCGAAGTTGATGTGGCCAACAGCCGGTACATCCTTCGCTTACCTGCTGCTGTAGCAGAGACGCTGCCGGTATGTACCGGTGTGTGGGATGCTGAGTACATCACTGCTGACGATGGCGTGTACTCTCTCGTAGCGGTCAGTCCGTTCTCTATTACAGGGGAAGTGACTCGTGGCTAAGATTCTGCGTGTGAGTACAGGCAGCTCTGCCCATGTAACTGCAGCACGGCAGCAGCAGCGATTCGTCACACAGACAGCTCAGCCACAGACAGGCGTTGTAGCTGCCGGTATCATGGGCAGACCGGGGCGTAATGGTGTAGGAGCAGGCGGGATATCATACATTCAGGACACAGTGCCTGTAGGCGCGGTGGAGAGCGAGACGTGGTACAACCCATTAACGCTCCAACTCAAAGTGTTCCATGACGGAGCGTTCGAACCGGTTTCACCGGACGGTGGTTACTTCTAAACGGGGTGGGTTATGGCAGATATAATTCGGATTAAGGGCAGTACAACTACAGCGACTCCTACTACGCTTGCAGCACGTGAGCTGGCGTATTCGGAAGATTCAGGCAACCTGTTCATCGGTCGTATAAGCGACGGCACACCGGTCAAGATCGGTGGTAAGACTGACGTAGACAAACTGGCAGGTATCGCAGCGGGCGCTACAGCGAACGCCTCGGATGCAGACCTACGTGACCGTGCTACGCACACCGGCACTCAGCTTGCGTCAACTATCAGCGACTTTGCTTCTGCGGTTCTTGCACGGCTACAAGCTGAGAGCATAGGTGATCTTAGCGACGTTGATCTGGCAGGTGCAGCCAACGGGCAGGTTCTGGTTTACCGTAGCGGCACCTTTGAAATGGAAGCGCCACCGTCTGGTGTAACCACGTTCATTGCTCTGACGGATACACCAGCCAACTTCACCAGTGCCAATGGTTTCATTGCGAAAGTGAACGCAGCTGGTAATGCCATTGAGTTTGTCGATGGAGTAGATGGCGGCACATTCTGAGGTGACGCATGGCTGACAAGATACTCCATAAGCGGTCGTCTACGGCCGCAGCAGTACCGACTGCTGGCTCGCTAGAACTGGGCGAGCTGGCCGTCAACACGGCTGATGGGCTGCTGTTCTTCAAGAAAGGCAGCGGCGACATCGTGACGCTGAGTGAAGTAGACCTTAGCGAAGCAGGGGTAGAGATTGAGTCGTATACGGCTGGGCTGTCTTCTTCTACTTCGGTTGCAGGTTCTTCATTCCAGATCGCAGTGGGTTCCTCTGCTCCCGGTGCGTCAGATGGTTACGCGCTTATTTCCCAGACGCTGGATACTTTCGAGGGTCAACACGTCCATCTGGATATACTGATCCCGTTTATCGCAATCAGCTCGGCCGGTAACTTGGTAGTGACGGTGTGGGCTGGTGGTGTGCTGGTGGCCACCTTGGTGGATCGCCTGACGTCCGGTGCCACGTCTGGCAACGGCGTGAGTCTTAAAGCAGGATTCGTTGCGGGGGTAGGAACTACTACCGCAGTGGTAGTGCGGATTGGTCCGGCCAGCTCTTCGCACACGCTGACTCTTTACAGCCGGCTGGCCAGTGCTGCCCAACCGAAGATGATTGTTACCAAGTACGGTCAGCTTGTAGCTACTGGTGTTGGTGGCGCTCCAGCGCCTTCTGTTGCTACAGGGGGCCGCAAGACCATAGCGATAGCAGGTGACAGCGTTACAGGTCAGAACTCTGGAACCACGTCCCGCGAGCGTTTGCGAGATATTGGCTATATGACATGGGCGCTGGCATTGTGTGAGCAGCGCGTGTATTTCGACAAGGGCTGGAATTTTGGCGTGGGCGGCGACAACAGCGCAGACCTGCTGGCCCGCATCAACGATGTGTTGGCTGCGGGTACTGACTATGTGCTGGTATCAATCGGTGGTAACGATGTGACGCAGTCGATCACCTCTGATGAAACGTGTGCAAACCTTGAGGCAATTTGGGACGCCTGTTATGCAGCCGGTAAGTTTGTGTTGGCGTCCATGATTTATCCGCGTGGTCCGCAGACCACGTACACCGCCGCTCACAAGACCAAATGCGCTCGCATCAACAACTATATTCAGCAGGCGCAGTATCGGCGCGAGCGGTTTGAGGTGCTGAACCCGATACCAATTTTCACTGATTACAGTGATGGTGATGGGCTAAGCCTTGAGTATATGACCTATGACGGCATTCACCCCGGCACTTGGGGTGCGTGGCGTTTGGGCCGAAGCATTGCAGAGATAATCAATGCGCTTGAGCCGCCCCGTGATGATATGTTTTTTGATCCAAGCAACGTGTGGCACGCTACTGATAATCCATACGGCAACCTGCTGCCAAACGGCATGCTGCTTGGTACTGGTGGCAGTGTCAGCGGTGGCACGGGTGATGTTGCTGCCAGCAGTCAGGTGGATGCCGTTGGCGGGCTGTCGGTTGTCGCCAGCAAGGTAACCAGTCATCGAGGCGTGCCGGCGCAGCGCTTTGTGATTTCAGGCACGGCTGGCGTTGGCGTTGGGCAGTGTGCGCTACAGCAGATCGCCCCCGACTGGCCGATTGGTACGGATGTAGAAGCGCTTTGTGTTGTGCGCGTTGATGCCAGCGTGAATCTGGCTGGCCTGCAGTTTGATATTCGGATTGATCGCGGTGCTGGTGGCATTCTGTATGCCATGGCTGGTGAGCTCACTACCATGACCGACGTGCAGGCCATGCGCTTGCCCGATGGGTCGTGGGTAGGAGTGATGCGCACGCCGGTGATTACCATACCTGCCGATGCCATTGATGTGCGCGTGCGCATCGGTGCCGGTGGGTATCCGGGGTCAACAGTATCTGGAGCTATCGAGGTAAGCCAGATCGTGCTACGCCCGGTAATGACAACGTGATATAGATACTTTCTAGGAGAAAAACATATGCCTTCTTTCTTGAACTTGAAAAATTTTAATTCTGCCCCCATCAACATCGAGAGTACTGGCGCAGTAAGTATCAGATGTATGGGGGATTTTGGCGCAGGTGAAGTTCGGATTCTCATGCGGTCAGTAGACGGTGAGTTCTATGCTTTAGATAAACTCACATTCACAAAAAATACGATGGTTGCCGTAGAGCTACATCCGGACGACGCTATCCAGATTCAGGCGTATAACTGTAACGATGTATCTGTACAGGTTATCCTATGATAAGGTCAGCCATATATTACACCATACGATCAGCAGCACGGACGTGGCTGCGTGTATTTGACCGCACTCCACAACCGCCTATCGTGATAGAAGAACCTGAGCCAGAAAGTCCGGGGTTCCAAACGTTCATAGGCAAATGTGAATTTCAAGGCGATTTCGGAGGTCCACGACAAACTTTATCTGCTGCTCAGCTTCTACAAGGGATGACTCTACCCCCTTACTTCACCTACACAACACACACTGCTACACCGCAACTGGCCTTTTTCGGACAGCGTAATGGTACTGAACAATTCAGAACAGAGCTTCGCCACGCAGATGAATGGCCTGCAGCTATCGGTACTAACGTCATGCATATTCGCCTATCAATCAGCGATTCTGAGTTGAATGAATACACATGGGCGCAGATTCACCGTAAAGCTGCTGTGAGTGTACCTCCTCCTTTACGGCTTACTTGGGCCAAGCAACGCTCTGGAATAGCTCAGCACTTGTGGGCAGTGGTGCGTAGGGATTCAGGTTCTTATGAAAGGTACGATCTTGGTCCGCGTGTGGAAGGCTTCATGGATGTGCGTATTGAGCTTACTGATCTGACTCTTACTGTAACCATAGATGGCACGGTACGACATTCTCAGACGCTGGCAGACTGGGCAGGGTACAACACTTGCTACTTCAAATACGGTTTGTATCTAACTGGGTCTGCTTCGTCAGGGGGGAGTGTCGATTGCGTAGTTGAAAGCGTGGATGCTTACAATTCCATAATCACCAACGTACACAGTGTATAGTGCCGAGCGCATAGGAATGCGTAGGACTGTGTGTTAAAAAACAAAGGGCGCTTAGCGCCCTTTAATTTATTTCCTGATAAGTCTGCCGACAATCTTCGGCCACTTCATAACCAATAGGAAAACACCTACGTACTTGCCTTTAGGATGGCTTTCTGCTTTCTTGAATTCAACATCGTCGGTGTCATAAAAAGCAAGCAGTCCGACACCTATAGCTAAATAGAAAAGAAACAACATAAACAAATTTCCGAGAACAGAAAACATAGTCACTCTCCTTTCTTCATGCTAAGTAATCGTTGGGTTTCTTCAAGGCTGTACGTATGCAGAATAGCCGATATCAAACCTTGTGGTGTGCCTGCTTCTTTCGCTACACGTATCGCCTCAGCAATAGAACCGCTAAATCTTTGCACAGCAAATTCCACATGCTCACTCACAGGCTTGGAGCTGTACAACCTGCTTACTTTTTCATCAGGCATATTACCTCGCAGTAGCTATCCACGAAGCGTCTGTAGCAGGCCCATGCTCAGCAGCAAACTCATCGAACGCTTCTTTTATGAGGGGATCAAGGTCAGACACAAGCATCTTTTTTGTCGGTCGCAAAGACAGTTCGTGTTGAGCTTTGTCGTTCCACATCTTGATCTTGACGGACCACAGCCGAGGAACACCCGGAGGGTGTTTACCTCGACCTATAGTCACGATCTTGTTGGTTTTTGAATTCCATGCGAGTTGCATAGGTCAGGTTTTCTTGCCGTCAGTAAACTCACTCATGTGATTGTCGATGTATACCTGCATTCCTGCAGCATAGACAATGGCACCCAAAATTTCTCTGGTAGCAGCTTGTACTTCACCACGGACAAGCATGCCTTGTGCTTCTGTAAGCTTTTTGCCCACTTGACCAGCAGCAAAGCCTACACCATGCAGCGCTATAAGCTTTTGCATCGGTTGCTCATCGAATGGCAAATCGTTGGCGTGGCGTTCTTTGCCTTTACCTGTTGCAGCTTGATCATAAGCAGACTTTAGGATAGTGGCGAAGTGGCTATATCCGGGCTGGTTAAACACCTGCTCGAAAGGAGTAGGCAATGTCTTTTTTGTTGTCATGCTGATTTTCCTTGGTCGTTAAAAAAGTTTTCAAGTTTCAAGAACCACACAAAATCAAGATACTGAGCTTCTGCATCTGCGAGTGCAGAATGTGCAAGATGTGGTACGGCACGAGCTTTTTCAGGAATGATCATTCGAGCTGTGCGTACATCACGTTCTTGATAGAATTTCCACGGCTTAGTACCAAGGAAATTGGCAAGCATATCACAGTCAAAACTAGGCGCGTTGCCGAGGTACAGACTAGCATCGCTGTGCCGTTCAAGGAACAGAAGCGTTTCGTCAATAGCTTCTTTGTACCCGAAGCGCTTGGATTTCATTTGTTCTAGTCGAGCATCTTCATCTTGCCCCAACCACCACATAATAGTATCGCCACTGATAGTTCGGCCAGCGGCGATCTGTTGTTGTATGTTAGGGAAGATGTGAAACTTTTCGCTTACGTTTCCCTGGCTGTCGCCTACTACTATCCCGATAGATAGGATCACTGCTGACTCCAAGACGTCCAACGTCTCCAAGTCGATTGACACCAATTTTCTGGTCATCTTTCACGCTCTTCATCGTGTAGTAGATTGCCACAGTAAATGTCACTATCAGATAGAGACCTTTCAGCGCCTTCGCTGTGACGTATAAGTGCGGAATAATGGGCATATTCAGTACATCCTCGTGTTATGAAGTCCGCAACTTCTTGACGAGAATACGTGGTGCATTTAGCAGGGTCGATCTTGCCCTCCCATTCTCTGTTGAAAAACATCCAGCACCCATATTTAGCTGGGAACAACAGTATGACCCCTACAGCACGATTCTCGTTATATCGGTTCAGCAGCCATAAAGACTGTAACGTCGACAGTTGCAACTCGAACGGACGTGTTGGGGGCTTGGGGAGAAACTTAAACTCAACCCACATATCAAAAGGAAACCCGCTATACCACTGATCAGCAGTCCCTGCTGAATAAGGCGATCCCATCTTCTCCCGGTGGATAGATAACGGAATGAGTTTGTTAAGTGCGGAACGTGCTCGGTTCTCTGGCTTTACCGCCATATGATTCTCCGCAGTCAAAAAAGCCGCCCGAAGGCGGCTATGATACTGGCAACTTATACATCTTTAGCGCGCAGAGCTCCCAGTTCCTTGGCCAGTTTGTTCAGGATACGCTCGCTCTTCTTGGTGAAGGCTGCTTCAGCTTTGTCTTTGGCAGTAGCTATCTTAGTAGCAGCAGCGTTGTTCTTCACTCGGGTCTTTTCATAAGCAGCAGCAGCTTTCTCTTTTTCTTTCAGCGCAGCTTTCTGGCTATCAATCAACGGCTTCATGGAAGCGTCAAATGTAGCGCCGATAACCTTGCTTTCTTTATCCAAATCTTTCGTGACTTGAGCCAATTCTTTCTCTTTGGCTTTGATAGCAGCTTTTAGCTGCTTGGCATCAGCGACAGTTGTTGGATTTGTACGTGCAGCTTTCTCCTTGGTAGCTTTTGCTTTGGAGACTTTCTCTGCTGGAGCATCCTCAGTTGCGGGTTCAGCGACAGCGTGCTTGAGAGCAGTACTTTTACGAGCCATGGAATGATTCCTTTTTTCTAAAAAACGCTGCTACCGAAGTAGCAGCACAATGGTTTAACGACGAGCAGCTGGCTTACGCGCAGGTGCTTTCTTAGCTGGTTTCTTTTCCTCTTCGGCGTGACTGTAATCAGGCTCAGTACGCACCAACTCACCAGCTTCTTCCACACGACTCAGGAAGAAAGCCAGAGAATCGCCTATAAGCACACGCTCGGGAGCGAAGCGCAGAGAAGGATAATCTGAGTTAGGATCAAAACCAACTTTGGTGACGACTTGAATAGGTGCCACATTGTTCCGTTGAGCCAAATTGCGTACGTATGCATCGTACGCTTTGAGGCCAGTAGGACTTACTCGCAGCAACCAGATTTTATCTTCGTCAGATGCGTCGGCAGCCATCACGGCTAGTACACGCATGTTCTTACACGCCTTGCCTTTACCACGCTCAGCCGACTCGTATTTATTCATCGGGCAGACTGCACAGGTATCAGCTTGGACTTCAGGAGCGTTCACAGAAGGGATAAGGGCGTCAGGATTATCGCCGATAGCAAAACAAACAGGAGAAGCGATGTTATCCTTATCGTATGCACCTTCGTAGAACGTGTTCATGGAAACGAAGTCAAGAATGACCAGATCAATCGGTCCTTCAGTGATTTCGCCGTTTGGCAGAACGAAGTTCTTGTTCTGTTTAATCTGAATCACAGTTGACGTGGGCCGACCGATTTTGTCCATGACAGCATTCTTCTGTTTTTCCAGAAGGGCTTGTACATCGACTGGGAGGGATTCACGCTTTGTGGCTACAGCAGTTGATGGTGCTTTTTTTGCAGGCATTTCACTTCCTCTATCTAAGCGGATTTAACGGATCAAGTATCGCTTCACGAAACCAAGTTCAATTTGATCTTCGTGAAACTTTCGACACCCGGAATGGCTTTTCCTGAAGCCAGAACATCCCTATAACCGGTGACACTGGGACGACGCTCAAGCATGAAGAAGGCATTATTCTTCTTAATCCATGCATAGAAAGCATCCCAGTCTTTGACAGTAGGCACGGTGCTGCTCGTGAGCCTCACACCAACACCCGCTTTGATTTCTACCCGCTCTTCCTCGGAGTCTTTCAGGTAAACGATCAAGCTCTCGTCAAGCGCCTTAATTTCATCCTCAATGACCTTGAGGGCAGCAGAAGCTTTTTTCCTTTGAGCTTCCAGTTTGTGGCGATATGCGATAGCAGCGTTCCGCTGTTTCACATCGGTAATCTCAGTAAAGTCTACTTTGGGAGTAGCCATGTGTCACCTATTTTGAGTAGTTATCCGCGTATTTTACTTCAGCTGTGACCGGTAAGGTAGCGCACCAGTCAGGAGCTATCGACATTGTTTGGAACATAAAGTTATAAGCCTTGTCGATTTCATGCATTTTCTTCATAACCAACATTACAGCTTCGTCGTGAGTGGTCATCACAACTCGATAGCGGCGTGCTATTTTGACAATCTGCTCACCCACAATAATCCGTGCCAAGCACTGAACAATGTTTTCTGTGAATAGCCCGCCATAGATTTTCTTGTAGAAGGCTTTGTTACCTTTGACATACAGAAACTCAAAACCGCTCTGACGCCCTTCCTCGTCGTATGTAGCTCTGAGACCGGGATAGTGAAGGGCAAGACCGTTGGGCATCCAAACTTTGTCGTGCTCGAACTCAAGCACCAGTTGACCACCAGCCAAGACAATCTCGCCTGAACCGCCAGCCGCCATGATGCCGAGAATCCGGTTAAGATATTCCCAAAGCGCCGGTATCTTGGTGTACTTATTTCGGTACAGGTTAACTACTTGCTGAGCTTTGTCGGGTGACATGGCTCGACCCGCTATAACCATTGTGCTGAAAAACTTTTTCCAGCCCATTCCAAAGCCAAGACCAAGAATCGCTGTCTTACCTACAAAGCGTTCATCGTCGTCGTCTTTAGTGATCGTACGCCCGTATACGTCATCAGCGAATTTACAGTACACATCACGATCCAACTTCAAATCAGCTTGCCTGAAGCCATGTAGCAGCTGTTCTTCATCGGCAATCCAAGCTACCACACGCGCTTCAATCTGGCCGGAGTCACCGACCATCATCACGTACCCCGGTGGAGCCTCGATAGCCTTCCTCAGCTTAGAACCACGCTGCAGGTTCTGCAGATTCATCTTGTTGGAAGCTGACCAGCGCATAGTATGCGCACCACAGTACAAGTACATTATCGGTAGCGTAGCGCCACCTTCAGTCGCTGACAGTAGCCGTTGAGCACGGGTCATAGTCTGATTACTGGTGAACTCTGAACGAGCTTCGCACAGCAGCCTGACCATAGGGTCTTCGTCTTCAAGCAGCTCCATGTACTCAGGGTCTTTTGCTGCCAGTGCGTAGGTGAGTTTGCCAGTACGTGGGCTGATCTTCATTGGCGGGTTAATGCCAAGTGCTTCGAGCATACGAGGAAAGTGAATACGGCTACGCAGTGCCTTGGCCAATGTGTCAGCCTCGGGGCATTGCTCAACCACGAACTCCTCTACCTTGGCCAGCAGCTCTTCGCGTCGTTCTTCAACTTCTTCAATTGCCTCTTCAAGCAGCGCAGCGTTGATTACAAGCAGTGGCTCAGTGAAGCAACGAACTGTATGGCTGATGATTTCCAGCTCGATTTCTGGAACGTACGGCAGCATGATGTAGTAAGCCTGAGCTGTCTCGTTCACATCGTCGTTGCAGTACCCGCACAGTTGACGAAGCTCACGCTTGGTAAGCTCCTCTTTACCTTTAGTGTTGAGCAGCGCACCTGCTTTGGTCTTGGCTACGATCCCTACACGAGCACACATATCTTTGAGGTTATGGGCGCAGGTGTTACGCCACAAGCCACGGGACATTGACATGGTGCAGTGATAAGCAGCAGGGTATACACCGAACAGTTCGGTGAGGATCAGCCCGTCGAAGTACAGGTTATGGCCGACCAGCACTATGTTGTCCCAGTCTTGTTCGTTTAGGTAAGCTTGGAACTCATCCATATTGGTGAACGAACGAGTCTTACCTCGCCCGAGTTTGGCTGATACACAATGGATTTTGAACCGTTTGTCACGTATGTAGTCACCTGTCGGTATTTTCCGGAGGGTGAAATCCACAGACCAGTAAGTCTCGAAATCAAGGAACAGCGGTGTCAGTTTTTTACTCGGGGCTACGCGCATTAGCGTCTCCTATCAATTGGCTTTCGTCCCATGGGCCTACGTTAGCACCGAAAAAGAAATGTTCAGATGGTATAGATTTTTTTGCGTAAGGCTCCAACACCAAAAAAGAATATACATGCAGAAGATGTCCGTCTTGCCAGCATTCACGCTGCATGGTGGCAGGGTTGTCGTATACACAAGTTCGCATGGTGTTACCTGTAGTTTGCAATAGCGTTGAACATATCCCGCATATTCACCCCATCTTCGGTACAGACAGCGTAAGCATGCTCGTCCAATGTGTTGCGAGCTGTAATGACGATGACTTCACAGCGGTTGAGCTGGCCAATACGATAGGCACGGCGGTTGAGCTGGTCGAACCATTCGTAGTTGTATGTAGGCGAAGCCCATATCGTTGTAGTAGCGCGGGTAAGCGTCAGGCCATGTGCAGCAGCTTGTGGGTGTAGAAGAATGTCGTCGTACACCCCAGCCTGATAATCTTCAACGATCTTGTTGCGCTTGGATGCAGACACAGTACCATCAATGTAGGCTACTCGTCGGCCGCGTTTAACAAGAGCGTGGATGATCATATCTCGTTGGTGGTGCCACAAGAACGCTATGATTGAATGCTCACGTTCTTCACACAAATCAGCGATGATTTCAGCACGTTGTAAATCAAGGATTTCGCCGTGCTTGTCATTGTCGTATATGGAGCCTGAAGCAATCTGAAGCAGCTTGTTTGCAGCCACTCCACCGTTGACTGCTGTGATGATTTTGCCTTTGGCCAGTATGATGGCTTGCTCTCTGGCCATTTGGTCATACAGTTTCTGCAGCTTCTTGGGTAACGAAATCTGCAAGTTATGCATCACGATACCCGGCATGTCATGGCATGCTTCAAGTTCGTGCCTGATGCTAATATCGGCCACCAGTGCAGCTACAGCGTCAAATGCTCCGTCGCGTGGCACCCATTCGATCATACTGCTTGACGGGCCAACTTGCACAGGCACGCATACAGCAGACCGGTAGCCTGAATAAACAGACCCCAACCGTTTACCGCGATCAAGAATGTTCATAGGTGCCCAATAGTCCAGAATGGATTTGGAACCCAGTGTCCCGCTCAATATGGCTTTGTATTCAATGTCTCGGGCAATCTTGGTCGCTGCTTTCGTGCGTTGAGCTTCCTTGTTCTTCATGGCTGTACCTTCGTCGATCAGCAGCCAGTCGATACCCAGTTCCTTCTTCAATTTCTTCCAGTTGGCTTCGACGTACTTTAACCCCTCATAGTTGGTAACATAGAGGTCATGACCGGGCTTGAAAGCTTCAGCACGGTTGGCTGCGTATGCACAGCTGACGTCTATACCCCTGTCGAGCTTAGCCATATCAACAGGCCATACAGACCCCACAAGCGAGAGAGGGCAAGCTATAAGCCCAGCCCCACCCCCTTTGCTTCTGTGCTCAAGAAAGTGCTGGGCATGTGCCAGTGTTTTGCCGGTGCCGGGTTCAGACAAATCCAACACAATTTCTGAGCGCTCACGCAGTTCGATAGTCTCAAGCTGGTGATCGTAGAACTTAATTGTTTTTGGCATTCATTATCTCCAATTGAATAGCACCCTGTCCGGATGGCTATACGGCCAAGAAACTCTCAACCCAGCCCAAGGTACTAATCAATTTTCTGCCCTTTCTTAGCCATTTTGTTCCAGCAACATACTTTTGTCTTCTTGCCACTGCCGCACAAACACGGCCGGTTACGGTATGAGTTCTTCTGCACAATAGTGCTGAATGGTACGTTTCTAAAACGTCGATCAATGTCTTCAAACTCATCAATTACCATCATTTCAGGCATGCTCCACCCCAAGGTAATTCAACAGGTTAAAAACTCCACGACCGGTCTTAGTAGTACCGCGTGGGATAAACTTGCCAGTACCGGGCCAAAAATCAATGACGTGTTTGTTATGAGTAACAATTAAATGCGCTCCATCATTCTTTGACTCGAAAGTAATGGAGTGCTTTTCGAGAAGATCAAGTGATCGCTGGCGATTCATTTCTCTGCGCTCAATGCTTTCTTGAGTCATACCTACTTCAGACGCTCGTTCCCAGTTTCTCATTCGCTTGTATCCTTCAGTTTTGCTTGGCGTTTGAAATCTTCAAGTCGTGGATCATGCATTTATATTTTCCACCCTGTATTCCATGCGTTTATGGATGATGGCGGGCGTGCTTTCTTCTTCACTCCCGACTCGAAAAACTCACAATCATTTTTATAAGGACAGAACCTACAAGCATACTGGTGTGATGCAGGCTTAAACTCAGTGTCAGCACGCATACGTGCTACACGCTTTTCTAATGTGTTCTGGATAGCTCTGGCAGCTTGTGGTTTGAATGTAGAAGTAGAAATGTCATTCTTGTCCAGATACCACAGCTCAGTAGTGACTTGCTTGAGGTCAGGAAACTTCTTGTATGCCCCAAGCGCGTAGCCTTGCATCTGGTCCATGTGTTTGACTGGATATGGACTACCAGTTTTGTAGTCAATAATCAGCAACCATTCGTTGGGTACGATCCACGCAGCTACGTCGACGATGAATATACTGTCACGTTCTTTCCGAGCACAAGGTATCCATTCAGAGTCAAAACACCAGTCATGCTCAAGCATAACCAAGCCTTGGTCATACAGATTCCGAAGGTCTTCAATATCTTCTTCAAAGTCTTCAGCTTCTTCGGGGAACTCAATACGCTCACCTTTGACGTAATCTTCGCAGGCAGTGTGTATGCGCCCCCCTCGGTCGTTGGCGTGCTCAGTCTTTCCCTTCGGTAATGGACGCTCAGGCTCTGGTATACGAAGAATATATTTATTCTTGAAGTACAGAGGACACGTCTCGTAGACATGGAGCATGGAAATCGACCAAGGTATGAGGCGATCTTCTTCGTTATTCATACTTGTTTTTTCCCTATCGCTTTAGACAGTGGTATGCCTGATTTATCAAGTTCCAGTGTCTCATACATCCGGTCGTTGATAACCCATTGGGTAGGTACACCTCGTACAATACCAGCGCTTCCAGCTACGCGGCATGGAGACACATGCAGCCCGTGGTGTTTGAGCATGCTTGTGAATTTATTACCACTGGTAGGCGACTCAGGAATTAGGTAGTCAAACAGAACGTGTAAAGCGTCACGTCCTATAGCCCCCACATTTGGTTCACGAAGGATATCGCCAAGTACCTCTTTATACAGACCCAACTTCATTTGCTGTCGTGGGTTGATGTACTTGACGTTACCTGTAGGCAATTCGTCAAAGAAGTACTGCAGATTGCCAGTCAGGACAGCCTGAGCAGCAAGGTCGATAGTAGTGGTGCTGATATGGATAAGGCGTTCGCGTTGTGCAGTCAAAATTACTTCACGCGCTTTGTCACGGTTCGCTTTGAATACACGAAGATAATCACAGAAGCTTTGCAGCTCTTTTTCAATCTGAGCAATCTCAGCTTCTGTGATCTTGAGTTTCTGAGGCTGGTAATCAGCCACGTTAAAGCGGCGATCTGAGTTTGTGATGGTCAACGGGTCAGACATGTTAGAAGACAATATCCAGTTGACGTGGTTAGGTACAGTACGTGAAGCCCTGTGCATACCCCGTAAGCTGATTGTCTCTTCAGTGATAAGGTTTTTGATCTTGGCTTCGATGACGTTCGAGTTCTTCATTTCTGGAAGCTCTACTTCATCGACAAAGAAGAATAGACATTCTTCAAGGTAGTCATTGAACTTATCATCAAGTTCATCCATCCGGCGCTGGACAACATAGTTGTGGCCCATCATCGGTTTCAGAATTTTGTGGCACAACAGACCTTTACCTGTACCGGGAATACCTGACAGCAGCCAAGCAGTACCGATTGCTTTCCGGTCTTGGACAGCTACAGCAAGCCAGTTGATGAAAGCATCGAATACCATGTCGCTACCACCAAGAGCATGGCGTATAACACGCTCGATAATAGGCGGAATCTTGGCTGTCTTCTTCGGCTCTTGCTGTAAATAGATCGAAGGCGTGAAGGTATTAAGCTGTGCCGACCACCCCCGCTTATCTGGGCATTTCCTTATGACGAAAGGTTCGTTCGGCAGAAACTCCATACACCAAATTGGAACTGCCGGAGGCATAACTCGGCCATTGGCACTCATGTAATCATTGAGTTGCTTCTCGGACGCTGCCTGAGCAATGTATACCTCACGATTCTGCGGGTCATAATACCCGTTGTAGTACTTGGCTGAATTGAAGTCACGGAAAGCAAAGTGAGTAGTGATTACTCCCGCATCTTCTTGGCGTTCTACTTCCTTGGCACAATCATTCCAGTAGTCAGGGATGAGGTCTTTGGTGCGGTAAGTAGGCTCGCCTTTGAAGTTGTAGATGAAGTCGAAACGATCTTCGGGGTGGTAGTAACCCCATGAATCGCCGCCATTCAAATTCAAATATACATAGCCACGATCTTGTTTAATGCCGGTGACAGTACACTGGTCAGGGTTGGTCTGATATTCGATAGGACCAGCATTTGAGTACTTACTGGCTTTGCGCTTGGGTAACTGCAGCCCAAGTCGTAGCTCGTTGATCTTTTCGTCTATTCGCTGCCTGTTAGCAGATACTGAACTGATGTTGGCTGGTAAACGTAGTCGGTCGCTTTTCTTGCGTACAAGTTGGAAGCGGTCAGGTCCAAGGGGGTCTTCGATTCCTACCAGAATCGGTGGTGCTATGTACAAGAGCTTGTCGTTTTGGCAAGTAGTAATGTCCAGTGGCCAAGACAGAAAGTTCTGGCTTGGAGACAAGCTAAACTGAGCGTTCAACAACGGCACGTTGAAGTTAACATCAATGAGCCATTGCTTGAGCAAAGGGGCAGAGAATGGTTTTTCCAGCATCACAAAAATATGGCAGTGCAGCAAATCGTCACTGATGCCGTGGCTGGAGCTGTACTGCACAATGTAGCTGAGATTGCCAAGACCGAGGGCGTTCATAAAGTCGTCGGGGGATTCAATATCCACACCATCGACGTCCAGACACACCCACTCAGTATGGCCATTCCGATCTGTAGCACCCGCTCGTGACTCATCAACAAGCGCAGCGGTAATAGTTCCTTTCAATAGACAATGGCCTAAAGCAGCGTGTTTGCCTATCGCTGTGAAGAAATCTGAGATAGTATCGACTTGTTCGGTATGGCTTGTGAAGCAGTCTACAAGCGGGTATGACGTCTTTTCAATGCGATCCCTACGCTGACGGTAGGTCTTTGTAAGCGGAACCTCAGCACTGAGGAATACGATTTCCATAAGGCTAAACGCTCTTTGTTTTTTCTGTGGGGGTGACGACCATGATTGACCTGCTCAGAGCGTTCGGTCAAATCTTTTTTCAATCCACAAGATATTGTGTCAAGCGCCAAATTTGTCCAGAAAGGATTGTATCTCGATAGCACGTCTGAGCTGTTCAGTTTTCTCGTTACCAGACAAAGCGTTGCGTGCATCGCGTAGAAGCTGGAGTACTTCAACTACGAAATTGCTCACAGGAATAGCACCATTCCAGTTACCCGGCTCGCCTCTATAATTCGAGATGGTCTGATAGATTTCAGCTATTGTAGCGTTGGCTGTTCGAGCTTCTTGCGCATGGAGCTGAGCTTCCATACGCAGACGCTCGACAAGAGTATCTACTTCTTGATCGGCAGGATTATCTTTCGGCATGTGTAACCTACTAATTTTGCCCAGCTAGGAGGCATTCTGCTTTTTCCATACAACACAGCAGAAACGTATGCCCGACTACAGTTCGTTGCTCTGGCAAACTCGTTCTGAGTTTTGTAATTATCCTTGATATATTCCTTCAGAAGAGCGCGCAGTTGTTCTTCGCTAATCTCTGAGTCAATCACGTTTGTGTGCCTCTGGGTCTTTAAGATGCTTCTGGAATAGCTTGTGGTGACGACGAGCGAATCGTGCCATGTAAGCAAAAACGAAAATTACAAATAACGTGATTGCTACAGGATATAAGATCACGGTCAAATATATGACCAGAGGTGAAAAAAATAGGATAAGCGATGGCACGCCCCACGCAGCACCGCCGTCTGAGCTATATTCGTCAATATCATAGTCATTACCTTCTGTTCCAGTTCTTACATACTTCCACAGGTTTCTAGAAGGTAAGCTCTTGTATCCCAGTATTTTCATAACAAAAGCTTCTATCGGATTATGCTTTATAGGGGATTCGCCATCGTCTATCCAATGGAATATACGGACGTAGCAATTACCCAAGAAGCATAAAAAAATCCACGCTACCGCGAGAAAAAATCCAACAACTAAGCAAAAAACGAACCATTCATTCCCAGTAAGCGGAGTAGCAAACATTACTGTTTACCTCCAAGCTGTTGCAGACGAGACTCCAATTCTTCGATAGACAAAGAACCCAACACTTCGTCTTTTTTCTTTTCCAACAAGCCTTGCAAACGTTCACGTTCGCCAGCCAATTTCTGAGCATCCAGCTTGGCTTGGTTTTCGGCTTGGCGTACTGCAATGATGTGCTTGAGGATTTCCAGCTTCAGTTCCAAAGTAGCCTTGGCCGGGTTAGCACGAGTAGATACAAAACTGCGTTCGTGAAGCTTTTCCAGTTCATCGTTCACTGTGATGGCTATGTAATCCAAGCTGAAATTGCTTTTTGATTCCAATGGCAGATTCCAGAGTTGCTGGATAGTCAGGTCGCCTTTCACAGAAGGAAACAAGGAGTTTTCACGAGTACCACGTTCGAAAATGTTCATCAGTTTTTTCCTTAAATAGCGACGTTGTAGAGAACTTGTTCGTTACCAACTACGACACGGAGCGTTACAGTGTCGTGCTTGGTAGAAGAGAAGCCAAGACCGCTGAGCTGCTTGTTGCTCATAGGACATTTGGTTTTTTCACCCAGTACTTCGAACACTTTGCGGTGTGTTTCGAGTTCTGGCTTGAGGTATTCGTTGTAGATACCGCGTGTTGGTTCGTCAGACACACACTCATCAAGGATGAAGAACCAATGCTTGTTGCCGATAGCTTTGCCGTCCCAATGGTTCGGGCTGACAGTGACAAAGTTCACAGGAACGAAAGTATTGGTGTCGATACCCCAAACATTTTGTTTTGAAGAGCTTACTTGTACATCTTTATGGAACTTGAGATTGGTAAGCTCACCTTTCTTGATTGTGTAAGTTGCTACCCTTATTGTGCCTTGTAGTGCTTTGGGGTAAGAGACTTCATAGATATCACCTTTCACTACCAGTTGTAGAGCAAAACCTACGTCAGAACGGGAACGACAACTGTACTGATTGATGTCGATTTGGTAATCGCCGTCTTCCAGTTTTGACCACACAATGTTTTCGACTGGTTCGTCCATCATGCCATTACTACCGTTGGCGTCGATGTCTAGTCGTCCTGAACCTTTTGTTCGGTCGAAATAAGCAATATGTCCTTTCGGCGTGTGGGCATGAATGTCCAAATCATCGCGGTTATACCAGATGAGAGAAGCACGCATAGCGCCTTCGACTTTGCCACCTTCACGTTTCACACGTTCGACAAAGGCGTCAGTGACGTTACCTTTGTAAGACCAAGCAAAGTTATTGTGCCATTTGAACAGCTGGCCAGAATTTTGGTGAACAGGAGCTGTAATAGACATGAGGTTTGATTGTTTATTACCTTCAAACAAGACCTCTACCTTGCTGGCAGTAGGGAGAACTTTTTCAAGAAAATCTTCCATGCTGACAGGCTTGGCTTCTTGATTTTTGACAGGCTTGGGTACTACTGCTGTATTCAGAAGGTCTTTGAGTGAGTCTTTCATCTGCGTAGCAGATTCATTGTTTACCCACAGGATGTCGTTTACGCTGATGTCTTCAAGCGTAGCGTGACGACGTTGAAGAGCGTCTTCGTGGCCAAGGTCACGGATAGTTTTGACAGCATCTTCGATCATACGAGGAGTGATAAGTGCTGTCGGCCGCTTGTAGTTGGCAGGAGCTACTTTGCTTTCGTAAGCCTTAACTGCCTTTTCAAGTTCTACTCCTTCAGACAAATCTTCGATCAGAGTACCGATGGCTGTGTTTTTGACACGCGCACCGGGTTTGTCCGCATTTACCCAGATGAAGTTGTGGCGTTCTTCAGCAGTTTGAAGCGTTTGGTATGCCATAAGTAGGTGGCTCAGACCAAACACGCCAGCTTCGAATTCAATACCTCGATAGAGGCTGTTGCTGCCAATCAAGTCGAGTACTATAGCAACAGCTTTGGTAGTGAACTTCTCAAGCGTGTTAGTGAACACGATAGCACTGCTGTTGTAAGCCCCCATCATCGAAGGCGCGTTGACACCAGCATGGTGTACACCTGTGTCGCCGCAGAAGTGGTGCCATACTTCACTACCAACGGCACTGATTGTCTTTTCAGCCCCATACTTGCGTTCTGTTGAGTAATAGCGCGAAGCGATTTCTTGCTTACGAATCAAGTCGCCCATAGTTTTGGCTACTACATCGTAAGGGTATTCAGCTCCTTCGACATCCCACACAGTAGTCAATGTGTTTTGCGGGGTAATAGTAACTACGCCGCCGAGATTCTTGATAAAATTGCGGCAAGTAGTGCAGTCATGTTCAGTACGTTCGCGGAATATAGGATTGGTGCCTTCTGGGAATGAAGCCAGATAAGCTGCATAGATTTCATCACCAGAAAGAACAGTACGGAACAGTTTGTCGCCAGTCATTGAGTCAAATTGTCGTTGTACCAGCTTGCCGAAAGGAGCGAAGTTACTCATGGGATTTTTCCTGTGCTGTTGTATTATTTAAATAGTGTGGCAAATCTGAATTTAGGAACAGGCTCGCCAAGCGCTTGTAGCTTGTCTAAGTATTCATCACATTTTCTAGCATGGTATGTTATGGAAGGTAGCTGTAAACCTGAGTTCATTCCGCAGTTTAAACTCGTAAGTTTACGGTCTACGATACAAAAATGCTTAGCGCCTTGCCGTTTGAGCCACCATACTTTCAGCCGCTTGATCATTTTTTGTTCCCTTGCAGCAAAGCCCGTACAGAATTTATAAGATCAATCGGCAAGATGTTGGATGGTGCGGGTTCTGGTTTAGGTAGATATTTCTCAAGCTCAGGAGCAAGTTCGATAAGTTTTTTATCCGTAGTAACGCTGTCCAGAATTGCTTTTATTTGGTTTTTTGCCAGTGATATCTGAGAAGCAATTTCTTTTGTTTTTTCGTTGATTTTTTTAAACATATCGTAGGTTTTTGGAATATCTTTTTCTGAAAATAGAATAGTTTGATTCCAGCGGTCACGAAAAATACCTAATCCATAGGGTAAAGGATACTTAAGATATCTACTGGTTTCCTTACCTCTACTATTAAGCAGAAGAATACTGTCTTTTTCTTCTCCGCTTGTTAATCGAACTTCTATAATACCTGTGTAAATACCGATAATTCGTTCACGTTTTTCTTTAGGGATAGTGCTTATAGTTTCTAGTTCTTCGGCAAAGTATTCTTCGAAAGCTGTCTTCACCAGTACATTTACTTCGGCGTTGTGTTTTTCAGCCATTTCATCAAATAAATCAGCTAGTGCGTTTCTGAGAATATGTTCACGGATGCTTTTTGTCAGTCTCATTTTCTTTTCCTTGTGTCACGGTTGCTGGATACTAAGGGAGGTTGTTTTTCGTCTCTGGTCCACGGTTCTTTGTGGCCACAAGCACTACATACCCGCTCGTTCATACTTGATAAATTGGTTATACCTTCGCCGTAGCAAGGACACAATTTGTTCATGATCCCCATATCCCTTCGAGTACAGCATCGTTGATAGTTTTTTTGGATGCTTTCAGGTTGAAAGCTGCTTTTATCTGGTTAGCTGTATAGCCAGCATCTTTGAGGATTATCAGCATATCTACTAAGAGGCTGTTAAGCAGAGCATTGTGCATGTACTCCCCATGCCGCTGTAGCGGTATACGGTTTCTGCGCGCATAGTCCCGCACTTTAGGGGGAGGTATGTTCAGTTCTGCCCCAATTTGTACTGCCGAAAGCTTACCTGCGTGTTTTCGTAGGAAAGCATCTTCATGCGCTACCCACTTGTGCCTATTGCTGTGAGGCTTTGACTTGCCCATCACGATGTTCCTCGTTTTTAAGTGTCGCCCAGCTGCGTACTTCAAGTGCGAACTGCGGTATATCTCTGGAAAAACAGCCACGAGGATGTGCTTTTACAAAAGCAGCTATTGTACCGAAAGGATCATTGTCGATGTCGAAAGGTACTTCGGTGCTAAACGATTCGATAGGTTGTTCTGGGAAGAACAGCATAGATACCCAGAAAGGGTAATTCGGTATGACGTTAATCATGGGTATTTTCCGTAGCGTTCTTCGTACTCTTCGTCAGTTGGAGTACGGGTGGAAGTTATGCCTTACCAAGCCGGGCTAGGGTGGCGTCGATGCGGTTAAGAACGTCCCGAAACATCGCCTCCCCGCGCTCGTTAGATGCGCCGTTAAGCGCCTCGCATACCGGATCACGGGCATCACGCAACAGCCCCAGCAGTTCGTCGCGCTCAGCCTGATATTCGTGCATGTACGGCTTGTCTTGGCAGTGGCGTGAAAGCCAACCGTTTCTGCAATCAGGGCAAAGCGCCTGCACGTCCACTACAGCGTCATTGAGCATCCCTTTAACGGCCTCGTTTTCTGACTCCAGCTCCTCAATCCGCGCCTTGTCTGCTGCGCGGGAGGCTTCGAGCTGCTGTATTTCAGCGACACGATGACGGGTGCCTTGGTGTCTGCCTTCGTCGTATCCCTTCTGGTAACTTCCGGCTGGCTCGGTATTGGCCATTGCTGATTCGTGGTCGGTGAGGCGGATGAGCTTGGTCCCATCAATCGCTTTATTGTGCTGCCCGTGCTGCCACACGAGCGTCATTCCGCGAGCTTCGCAGAGGAACCCGTCTGTGTAATTTACTATTTTGGCCACTACCTCCAGCTTATCAGTCATGGCCCCTCTCCGGCAGGTTGGCAGACAGGTCGTCTGGATGAACGCCGAACAAGTCAGCCATTGGCGCTATCAATGCCGCCCGTAGTCGGTCAATCGTGCTTTGCAGGGTTTCAATGCGGGCACGCTCTTCAGTGCTGCCCTCGGCCATTTCTGATGCTGCGGCAAACGAGTCATCGTCTACATAGCTTCGCAGTTCGCCATAACCCGACAAGCTGTATCCTATAAGCTGGGCCAGTTGTTGCCTGTCAGTGCGGGTGTAATTCTTGCGGGCTATTTCGTTCAGGTCGAACCCTCGCTCGCTGGCGAAGTCGAGCAGGTCGCGCACGATTGCGTTCTGCTTAAACCGCAATACGCCTTTATCGTCCACCACAAGCGGCTGGATGGGATTCTTATCAGTCATGGCTGCTGCCCTCGTAGTAATGTTCTCCGCGCAATAGGCCATAAGCATCCGTCCTTGTCGTGCCATCGCCGCCGTCAAAATCCCCGTCAATACTGGCAACAATCAGGCATCCATCATTAGTCCTTATATCTCCTGTCCCGCAACCGAACACGGTCAGCCCTAGCTCCCGCGCCTGTTTTCCGTATCGAGATAGGCCAGCCGCTATGCGCCGAACCTCCTTACGATCAAGCCCTGCCGCTTCGCATTCATCGTTGTAAATGTGCATACTCACCCCTCCCTGTTCTGGTGGGCTGCTAGGGCATCGGTGGCGGCTTCATCCATAGGAATATGCCTGAAGTTTTCCCCGGCCTCGTATATCGACACTATCCGCTCCAAAGCCTCAACCAACCCACTAACGTCAGGGGCGGGCGGGGCTGTGCCAATGTGCGATTGCCAGCAATTAACGTCTGCCTCGTCAAGCGGCAGCGATCTTATTTCTGCCCACTGCGAAAGCAGGTCTACTGCTGGAGCGGCGAGGCTGTTAGCGCCAAAGGTCGTGTTGTTGTCCCGCGTAGTAAGAAATCCGAGAAAGTCGAACAATGCTCCGGCAATTATGGAATGCTGCACCACCTGCTCTGCCTGTGGCGTATTATCAGGAGCTACAATTCGACAGTCTTCTATTATCCTATGTAGCGCAATTTCCCATGCTCCTAGCGCATCTTGAAACGCCTCGTCACCCAAATCTGTTGAAACAGCAGCAATACCGTTCCGGATATCCATTAGCGTATAGAGTGATACTCGGTCAATAACTGGCCTTTCATCCTTGTCACAAGGAACCAACACATTAGGAGTCATAGGATGATCTTGTTTCATAGTCCATACCTTTCAAGAATTGTTTGTGCCGCGCTCAGAACTTCGCGTGTGTGAGCATAGTTGAAGCAGTCACTGCATGGTGAGTAGGTGTGGCAAAAGCAGTTCCTGTCCGGCGGTGGTTCTACACAGTTTTTCAGATCAGCAGCCAACTCAGCAAGGAGCTGAATTTCTTTCTGCATACTTGCGCATGTGTCAGTTGCTGCAGTCACAACATCAGTACAGCCGCATCCATCAGGATGTTTGCTCATGTCTTCACAGAACATAATTTACCCCTTGGGATTATGCTTCAAGTAATCAACAAGCAGGATTTCTACTTCTACACTTTGTTGTTCTGGCATCAGAGACACATGGTATGCGTGAAGATATTTTATCAATTGCTTTTCGCGTTTCTGCGTACGCATCAGAAGCTGTGTGTACTGAGTAGCTATCTTTTTGTACGTTTCTTGTAACTGCTGGTAGTCACGAGCCAATTTCTGCATTCGGGCAATGTCAAGCTTGTGCGCTTGTCGGTCGAATTCTTGTTCTTTGTTTTTCTTGGTACAGAACAAACGGTTCCAGATATTTTTAAGAAAGGTCATGGGGTATACGCCAGTTGGGGAATTCTCACATAAAAAGGAGGGCTACCACGAAGGTAGTCCTCCTTCCCACAACATCCTCTGGCCGAAGCCAGAGGCACCACCAAACTTAGTGGTTTTCAACCCACTCGTTGACAGCTTTCAGCTGAGTTTTCATCGGTTGCAGCAGTTCATCTACACGCTTGCCAATGATATCTTCAGCAGTGACCACTTCCTTGGTGGTTTCCAGTTTCAGCAGCTTGATCTGTTCGGCCATGGAAGTAGCCGAGTCCAGCAGCGCCTGAGAACTGATCTTGTCGACCTTGGTACCGGGTTCTTGCAAGCGCAGCTGACTCAGCTTGGCACGCTTAACAACTTCAGCGATGACAGCCGGGATGTTACCGGCCAGCTTGGTACCAACTTCAGTCAAGTCTTCGTCAACAGCAATCGAGTTCTTGCCGTACAGGCGAACCAGTTTCTCGACAGCAGGAGCGTCAGGCTCGGTGACATTAATCACCGCGTCCAGACGGCCGGGACGAAGCATAGCCGGGTTGATAGCCGACAGGTTGTTGGTGGTCAGAACCGTGATGATGTTGGCCGACTTGGTGTCGATACCGTCGATGATGTTCAGGATGTCGTCCATTTCAGCGGAGCGACTGCCATTGATCGAGCGGTCGATATCTTCACAGAAGACAACAGCACCGGGGTCGGAGTACATCTGGACGAATTCAACAGCGTCAGCCAGTTCGTCAGCACGCTGAACGTACAGGTAAGTGACACCCTGTTCAACAGCCAGACGAGCAGCAGCCTTGGCAGCGAGGGTTTTACCGCAGCCATACATGCCACCGAGCAGGATACCGCGTTTGACGCTGATACCATTGGCGTGACAGTCACGGATACGCTGGATCGGTGTGAACAGGTTGGTTTCGATGGCGTTCTGAACGTCAGTTGCGTACACCAGATCACTTACGTCAATGTCGTAAGCGTTGATGAACTGAGGTTCAGGCATTTCCAGCTTGTCACCATCGTCATCACGGAAGCGCATCTTGAATGCTTGACCGCGATAGATACTGTTGTTGGCCAGTTCGACACGAAGTTCAGCAAACAAATCCTTGACGCTTTTCTCGTCACGGCGAAGCACCTTGGCGTCAACCTTGAACACCAGACGACCGCGAACGGTAGTGGCAGAGCACTGGATGTAACCAGCAACGTTGGGCAGGCTGAAACGGCCCCATGCGACTTCTTTACGCTGACCGTAGCCGATGTCGATAGTGACCATCTGCGGCGGCTGCGAACCGAACATGCCGGGAGTTGCAGTGGCAGGTGCCCAACCATAACGGCTGGTCAGAACCTTGTCCAATGCGTTGGCACCGTCCCACGGAAAGACGTTGAACGATTCGCTGAATGCGACTTCTTGAGCTTCATACTTGATGCGGCGTTCGAGAAGTTCGACGGCATCTTCGAGACCGAGACCGGTGGGGAGAATGAGTTGTTCGCCATGTTTGACGATTTCGACGTTGTGGACTACGGAGGTCTGTTGACCCAGAGTTTGAGACATTGGTAACTCCTTACTTTTTTGGTGGTGGTTTTGTTGCTACAGAATCGGGTTAGGTCAATTCGTCCAGAATAGGAACGTTGAACTCACCCGAAAGAAACGAAGCAATTTGGCGAATATAACTTTCGTTATAACTATTGCTCCAAGTAGTACGAAGCTTAGTTTCAGCATCATACGAATTTTGGTCATTGTTCTTTTCGTGTTGTGTTTCATAAACAAACTTCAACACGATTTCACCAGAAGGATTACGACCGATAACAAGATTCTTCAGTTTGAAGACAGCAGCAAAATCGTTGTACACATCAAGCATCTTGTCTTTAATCTTGTGGCAAAGCGACGGGTCAGTACTGGCAATTTCTTTCATCCACAGTTTGACGCACATGCGACCGTCTTCATCTTTACCACGATCAGTCGTGTACATGTAGTGACCGAATTTTTCATTAGCACGGTCAATACACATAATGGAAGGAGCAGGCATCGCACTCATGATTTCTTTGAATGCATTGTCTGGAATTTCTGCTTCTTCGAGCTTGGCCTTTTGGTCAGTGAAGATTCTGATGATGTCGAAGAAGTTCAGCATGGTATGGCCTGAATCTTCAGGGAATGTTGCTTCACAAATGATGGATTTGTTCACTACTGGTTACTCCATGTTATAGGGAATTTTGAATACTTTAGCGAATGTATCGGCGAAATCGACGGCCAATTCCATCTTCAATTCATCGACACGTTCTTGGTAGGTTGGAAGTGTTTCTGTTTTGGCATACTTCTCAACTTCTACATGTGTTGGTGCAGGGACTAAAGGATCGAAAAGTTCGCTAAATCCATCTTCGATGTCGATTTCTGAAGACAGTTCTTCTTCGTCTTCGTCTTCGTCTTCGTCCTCGTCTTCACTACGATAGCTGTCAGGGTCGATAGAACCAGTATCGACGTCGTTATCCGTTACGACCAAAGTAAAACGTGTGTAGCCACCTTCGTCGCAGAAAGTCAAAATTGCGTCGTTATCATAGTCGGTACTGATATTAACGCTGTAGATATTAAAGAGCAGGTTGAATTTACTTAAAGTGAAAACACCATCGAGATATTCTCTAACCTGCTCAGGAGTTGTGCTGTTGAGGAGGATCGTTACGTAGTCGTCGCCCGTATCTTCATAACCACAGTCGAAACTGTTTCCAAGCAGTTCACCGATCAATTCTCCCAAGTCTGGAAATTCATCCTTAAGTTCGTCAGTAAGACCCTCGTGAACATCACACATATGAGAAAAAAGGTCACGAAAAATACTCTCGAAAGAAGTAATTTCGAGTCTACTGATGGCATACTCAGGAGTTGATGGCATAGTGATTTACTCCTTGTTAGTGTTGGTTTCTGCAGGAGTTTCGAAAGACTCAGCCAGTACAGATGCAACAGCCGAATTCGACATCAGCTCGGCAATAACGCCGTTGATGTCCAGTTCTTGAAGTGCTTCTTGGTACGCTGATACCATCATCGCTTGTGCCAGCTTGTTGACCATCTTGTTCTGGTCATAGAAGGACTGGGCGGCAAAACTAGCGACGTTGGCGATGACCAGATGGCCCAAAGGCGTGTTCAGGAGAGCGGCAGCAGATTTGTCGATTTTCTTGGCAACGATAGAAGCCAATTGGATGTTGGCAATACGACCGCCTTCCATGATCATGGCGTTTTTGGCATTGAACATGTTGTTATTTACAACAGCTTTGATTTCGGGAGTTTTCATTGATGGTTTCTCTTTGGTGGGTTGTGATTCGGCAAATTGCGGTTTGTTATGCCATGATTTGACTTCTTCAATTTCTAACCCCAAGTATCCGTTAGCTTGGTCTACCGTTTTTCCTGTCAAAATAGTTGCGAAATGGGCATTTTTTGTTATTTCCAGCATTTCTTGGTGTTGTTTTATCCAACCAATTTTGTCGCCGAATTCATTGGATACAAGGTAAGTCGGATGAAAAAATATGCCCGGAATATGGTCAACGTATTCAGCTTTTAATTGGCTATTTGTGTAAAGCCGAGCTGTTTCTTTTCCGCCTCCCATCATGCCAAAGCCTGTGATATGCATTACGCTTTCCTCAAGTGGTATCCGTTACAGTGGCTGCAAGGCTCAGGTTGTACATGAGCCTGTGAACGTGCAGCCATGGAGTAAGCAGCCGTGCGTGCTTGCTCAATAGAAGCAAAGCGTTTACGGCTACAGGGAAATAGGCGTGTAGCGCCCATTAGTGGATGGATTCGGAAGAAGGAGACGAAGGTGTGAGTTTCTCTTCGCACATGTCGATAGTTTCTTTGACGATCAGCGGAAGGTCGTCAAGGAACTTCTTAACTTGCTCAGCTTGGCCATCTTGTATCCTGTCCATCATGTAAGTAAGCATGATGTCCATGGCACCAGCGAGGAAGACTTCTTCGGGGCATAGATCATCAAACACACCGTCGATAGTGGTGATAGCTACCCCATGCATGTTGACCACGTTCTCGACAAGCTCTGCGATGTCTTCGCGTGTTCCAGCACCGATGGCTGTTCCTTGGGCTTTATCCGTGCCGTTGTTATTGGCATCAGTGTAGGCAAGTAAAAAAGAAGGTGCTGCCATGCCGTTGATGATTTCAGCGTGCTTGTTAATTAGTGTTTTTGCTTCTTCATGGGCTGAGTTGTCATCAGTGAGATTTATAGCTTTGAATGACTCACGCTTTATCGTCATTGTCTTCTCCAAATTTCTGTTCTTTGGCTTTGATAACGGTTAAAGCTGTCATTTCGATGAAAGCACGAGCTTCGGCATGTGGAAGTTTGTCGATAATGGTCATTACTACCGCAGACATACCGGTTATAAGGTCTTGTATGTCTCTTGTAAAACCCATGTTATGCATAGGATGAGGTTCAGATTCTTCGATATTACTGGCGATATGGCCACCAATACCTTGGATACCACTAATAATAAAGCTGATGTGTTCGGCTTTACTTTTTACACACAGATGTGCATGGTGCTGACCGTCTCCCTTATATATCAACAAGTAAGGAAGTTCTTTACGGTCAACTTCAGCAGCTGTACCCAAACAAGATTGGTATTTCGGCGAGTCGATTTGAGAAAATTCGCTCATTACTTTTGTTCTCCAATTTCATCCATAAGTTTACTCATGAATTGCGCAGCTTCTTCACCGCATGGTGTTGGTGATTTTGCGAGCAGTTCTTGGTTGTGCTCAGTAACAACCTGTTCACCTGCTTTGAGAGTCATAAGCAGTTTCATAGGGTTATCAAACAAAGTAGGATCGTCGTTCAACATTTTGTAGAACAGAGTAGCCAGACGAGCATGAGTACTGAGCTGCAAAAGATTCATTTTGGTGACGTTGGTACCGGTATTTTCGGTTGTGCTCATGCTGTCTTCGTTCTGGCCGACAATTTCAAGACGGCGTTCATAGCAGCAAATGGCAAACAAGCCAAGGCCGTGTTCTTGGCATACCTCGATCAACTGTGTGATGAGAGGTTGTGCATATTTATCGAAAACTGCTTCTTTACTGAAATTTGCGATCATAGCTGATGTGCTGCCGTTTTCTGGAATGGGCATGGCGGTATTCCTTGAGTAATAAATCAGTCGATGTAGCGAGCTACTTCTGCGCCATTGAGCGTCAATGACGTGTCGTATTGGCCTTCACTGAGGTCAAATACGAAATTACGCATGTTGTAGTACATAGCCACTACGTCTTCGTTGTTTTGTTGGGACTCTGCCATCATCCAACTGATGTGGTTAATAGCTGTGAGGCTGACAGCTGCCCCAAAGGACACTGGGTCCATGGTGGCGTTGGTGTAGTAGTTCGTATCAACTGCTACATCATAGGTTGTTTGGTCGTCGACAGCTGGGAAGATGAAGCCTGCAGTGCCTTCTTCGTTTGTTACCAGTGTCCAGATACCACCGTCGTAGTTCTTGGCAGTCTTGGATGCCATGGCGTACACCATAGCTTCGAACAAAGGTACAAGCACAGGAGTGAAGATTTTACGCATAGCAGCGAGTTGTGCTGGTCCTGTATCAGTGAAAACATGGATTTGTGATACAGGAGTTGTTTCTTCAGACATGTTGAGTACCTGTGCTGGTTAGTATGTAGTATGTAGATGTTCGTGATGAACTCACTAAAAAACCCGACACATAGGCCGGGTTTCTTAGCTACTGCGGTACTACACCAGTTTCGACGTGGCTATTGATTCCTAAAGAGGTCGCCAAGCTCACCGCCCTTATATGTGAACTCTACAGTCAGTAAGGGACGTGGATGTCCAACTGCAGAGTTTTTTGCGCCGGTTTAAGGGTCGCAGGTTACATGACACACCTCCTATCCACATGGATGGTTAGTTATTCAACCCATTCACCGCGTTGAGTACATATACGCATTGGCCTCATCATCTTGGTAGCAGGGTCGTACTGCATGGTGGTTTCGTACTTCAGACACGGATATTTTTGTTCGTATCTGACAATAAAGGTGATAGTGAATGCTAGACACAAGAATAATGTGACACTAGCTATTATTTTTGCCTTTTGGCTGTGGTAGTCCACGAGTATCCACGTGAGATACAACATGAATACCGTTAAGAGAAGCCATGCGCAGATTGTAAGGAATAGCATCATGGTGGTGGAAACCTCATAGACATGTCGAAGAGGAAATAGGCAAAGCACAGTAAAACACTTGTTATAGCAAGCACTCCAGCTGATGTGAGCAAGAAGTTCTGTTCTTTTGTATTCCGTGTGTATACACCGATCACAGAAAAAATGAGTGCCGTAACCATAGCTACTATGGCAGCGGTGAGCAGTACAAGTAGTATTGTGCAGTCTGACATACTACATGTGCTCCGCAATTTGCACTGTGAGTGCGTTCCAGTTGGTATCGAAATCAGCCATAGCCTCAGCTGGTGTATCTCCATAACCGTTCATGATTGCGCCGTATTGAGCACACCATTTGTTATCGACGATATAGAGTTCTGGCTTGAACAGGACTGAAGGGCGTTGAAGCGAGTTCGCTACCTCCATAGCCAGTTCTTGTATGGCAGCTCCAGCGATAGTAGCTGTGTGGTCAATGGCTGAGTTGTGGATGGCGTCACTAACCGCTGACCCAATGTCACAGTTGAATAGTTTTTTGAGTACTGCGTCGTAGGTAGCTTGGTAGATGTCGCTCATGTTTGAAGTCTCAGTAGGTAGGCGTGGGTAATTTCTATAGCTACAAGGGCTGATGCGAATTTTGCACAGTTGGTCATATGTAGCAATGTTGGGTAGCTGGGAGCCAAACCTTTCCATAGTAGAGGAATGAAATAGTAATAGGCGTAGAACATGGCTACCCAGCAAGCGAAGATCAGTAGGTCTATGAATGTTATTTCCATCATGTTGCTGTCCTCAGAGCTGTGCAACGCAAGCACGTACATGTCTTGATGTCCTGCCGCGTTCGACGGCAGAACACTGGGACATGAGCTGGAAGCTTGAGTGGTTGGTTGGGTAGAGGAAGAGTGCGTTGGGTCATAGTGGCTTCGATATTGGATGTTTGTTGCGTTTGTCTGCGGGTCGTGTGTCACCAAACCAGCCTTTGTAATAGGTGCCAGATTGGATGTAACCGAGTGATCCTTTACAGAGTGTGATGCCGAGTGAGCAGAAGAGAGCGGCGATGACAGCACTGAAACCACCGATGGCAGTTCCCCAGTGCATGGCGAACATGAGTGATGACATTATGATATCAAGTACCCAAGCATGGCCCAATAATTGCAAGACGAGCATCCGAGGGCAACGAATCAGAGTGATGAAGATACCTAGTGCGCGGAAGAAGCCGAGAAAAAGGGCTGAGAGAAGCATGGTTGTGACCTCTGTGGCTGAGCAGGAGCTTGATAGAGACGTTTTCAGCTGTTGGAGCTACGATGGTAGCGGGTAGGGGCTAAAAACGCAGGAAGGTGGCTTGTAGGCGTTTGTTACGATGTTACGAAATTTTAAGGCTTGTTACGGAATTTTATTAAAAACGTAACAAGGTTCAAAGCCCCGTGCTAGAGCGGCTGCATTGTTGCACGGATTGTCCGTTACGATGTTACGATCTTTGAACTTGTTTTACAGAAATAAAAAAAGTTGTGAAGGACTAAATTTTTTCTGTAATACAGTTTCTACTTCGTATTTCGTTAATATCGTAACAAATATAGAATATATAGGCTGAAAGCCCCGAAATAGAGCTGTTGAGGAGTTGTTACGAAGTTGATGGGGATATGGGTGAAGATCGTAACAACGTAACCGCATGGTGGGAGGTGAGTTAGACTATATTTTTAGGTCATGTAGACCGAGTGGTCTACATGGTTGAATGTCAATGATTACAAGAACTTACAAGTGCCTTTGAAAGTTTCTTGTGTCATTTGCTCTACAACTTGGATTCCTTTCATCATGGACTCTGCAAGCAGTTGTGTCGTGCTTGAAGCTTCGTTAGCGTTACGCGAAGACTCTTGGAGCGCAATCATGAAGATTGCAACGGTTGAGCTGTGCATCTGCAGGTTGACAGAAGTGACATGTGTGTTCGCTTCTTCTACGAACCCTTTGTCTTTTTGTTCTCGCTCGCGTTGTGTCGTAGCGATAACAGTCAGAGCGATATCGTGCTCATCCGCTGCGGCTTTGAGCTGGTTGATGAGAGGAAGTACGTGCTCTTTGTAAGCAGCTGTGTTGTTAAAGCTTACTGGTACTGTATCGCCAACTTTAAGTGTCATGGTGTAGTGCTCCTAAGTGCTTGATTTTTAAGGCATCCCATAAGGCCCTGGGTTTTGCGGAAACGAGCCACCTACACAGAAGCGTGTAAGTGGCTCGGCGTGTTACATGTCCAGCTCGGACTTGTGTTGCTGGATGAACTTGGTCAGTGAAGCCTCCAGGTCATTCAGCGTGTTCTTGCCAGCAGCGGTGTCGCTGACTGCCAAGCTACGCAGCACTGCGGACTTGCTGTCGCTGAACTTCATAGCGCGAGACAAATCACGGTCGTACTGGTTGGCTGCGCCGTCGATGGCCTTGCAGAAAATTGCAAAGCGGATATTCAGCGGCAGGTCGTCGAACTGAGCGTCCTCGTCTGCGCCGTTACCACCGCATTCTTCGAGGAAGGTCATAGCCAGTGGTGTCATGTCTGCATTGCGTGCAGCTGACTTGGCCTGCTCCTTCTCCTTTCGTTCAAGCAGCTTCTCGACGGACTCGCCGCTGATTTCCGCAAGCGCTTTAATTATCTCACTCTCGCTATCAACCTCAGCGCCCTGTGGTGCGGACATGAGCCTGAATGCATCAGGTATTGTCATCGGAGCGAAGAACTCTTCCTCGCTCAGCCTGTCAGCCAGTGAGTAGTACAATGCCATCAAACTTTGCATTGTGTCCTCAAGCGGCTCAGCAGCTTTGCCGGTGTCGTTGAACCAGCTGGCAGCTTGGCGAGCAGCGTCACGAGCAGCGTGCATGTCGTTGTAGCCGTCGATGCCGTTGCCGATAGTACGAACTGCGATGTTGGCCAGACGCAGAGCGATGCCGCGAGCACGCATGAGCGCAGAGTTGGCAGTTGAGCGCAGAGCTGATTTACCTACGCCGTTGTTGGCTTCGAGTGCGGTTTCGATGTACATAGTTTGAATCTCCATTGATTTGCCGGAAGTGGCACACAATGAAAAAAGCCCTACGCCTCCGGCGTAGGGCTTGGTGGTTAGCTGTTTACTGAATAAAAATGCATCTCTACGTGAAGATGCGTAATAAATCGTCTGCCCTCTGTTATGAATGAGCAAGTATCAATGACGAGTGAAGCTTCGCCGCTTGTATCGCTAGTGAACTCGCCTTGGACAAGACCGCCTTCGTATACGTAGTCAAAGACAGTTGCATTGATGATGCTGTTGTTAAAAGACAGCTGCGGACGGTGTGTGAGAGTAGCGAACATAGCGATGCTCCTGCGTTGTGGGTTCACGCAGGCTAAGCGCTCAGCCTTTCGGCTGAGCGCTTGGTGGTTAAGCTGTCTTGGCAGCGCGTGGCTTGCGTGTCTGCTTCGGCTTGTCAGCTGTCATGACAGCGAACGCCTTGGCGCAGGCAGCTGGGTCTTCGCGCAGAATCTCCTTGAACTTGGAGACGATCTGACGCTCAGCCTTACGCTGTTGAGCAGACTCAACGACGCCGTTCTTGGCAGCTGCGATGTCTGCGACGATTGCTTTGCCAAGGTTTTTGAATGCAGTGAAAGTAGCCATGAGGTAAATCTCCGATGTTTGTGGCCGAAAGTGGCACACAACGACAAAGCTCCCAGCCTCCGGCTGGGAGACTGAGAGCTTAGTTGTCAGGTAGAAGGGTTGAGCATCTTGCTGAGCTTGGCGTTCAGGTAGTTGAGCGCAGCGACACGCTGCTTCTCGTCTGTCATGCTGAGCGCCAGAGAGTGTGACTCGATGAGCGCAACGACGTGCTTGTTGAATTGCTTGGATGCTTCGACCATCTGGCTAGAAGTGCTCATGACTGTGCCTCCACGATGATGTACTCATTGATGGCTAAGCAGAAGCGACAGCCATGGACGTAGAGCATGAGTGCTTCGGTCTTGATGGTGAAGCCGTTGTGTGTAGCGAGCTTGGTCTCGATGACGAACATGATGTATTTCCTTATGTATGAAGAAGACATAAGAAGAAGGAGGCATCATGCTCTGCATGATGCTTGGATGATAAGTAGTAGGTAGCTGGCTGACGCAGGGCTTGGTAGCTGAGGGCTTGGTAGCTGGGAGGATGAGTGACCGGGGGGCGGTAAGAATCCTTTTTGCCTCTGCGCTGATGCGAAACGAAACGTTCGGCGGCTTAGCGCAGAGGGGGAGGTACTACTCACATACCTCCTCCCTCAGTTTTTCCGCTACTCCACTTCTGAGTAGCAAAGTTATTCTGCACTACCCCCCCCCCCCCCCCCCCCCCCCCCCCCCCACACCAAAACTCACTCAACTAATCTCAACAACACACACCAACACACCCTCT